CGCTCATCCCGCCTTGAGTACGCTCTCCTTGGTTACAAGGGTCCTGAGTTCTATGACACTGGTATCATCTACTGTCCTTACATCCCTGTAATGGTTCAGCGTACCATCGGTCCTAACGATTTCTCACCACGTGTTGGTCTCCTCACCCGTTACGGTGTGGTCGACAACATCTTCGGTGCGAATCTTTATTACCACGTCATCATCCTCCAGGGTCTCGGTACAGCGTTTACGCCTGCTACTCAGAGTGTATATTTTTAATAAAAGTATACAGATCGAAAGATCAAAAAGAAAACCCGGTCGAGAGACCGGGTTTTCCCTTTTAATGGTCAAATATTTTATACATAGAGAATAAATAATAATATATGCCTTACGAAACAACTTTAAACGTACCTGTTCAAATTAGTAGTGTTAATTCATCCACTGTAACTAGTGCAGGTTATGCAGCAACGCTTAAGCTTGCAATAAGCGGTACAACTCTCGGTGATAAATATCCCGATGAAGTATGTACATTAACATTAAGATTAAGTGCTAACAGCGATGGTGTATCACTAAGTGCTAGTGAAACTAGCAGTATTCTTTTAAGCTTAAGTTCACCGACAGTACTGCCTACACCACAAGTATGGCCCGGTGTTGTAGCATCTTCAACATTTAGACCAAGCACAAGCGCTACTGTAACTATTACATTCCCGCAAGTAAGAAGTCTTCTTACAACAAATATTAGTCTCTCAGCTGGTACATCAACAGTTGTTGACCCTGTAGGACCTAATGCACTTGACAATTTCTTCTACCTCACGGGTAGTCCTGATTCAAATTATCAAGTACGTACAACCGGTGGTCATTCCAGCTTACAGAGCTACCTCGGTTAATATTACGTAATATAAATTAAAAGAAAAGAGCCGTCCTTAGGACGGCTCTTTTTTTGTTACAACAACTAACGAACTAAATTATTGACCCATTGCCTTTTCTGTGTAAACGTTTATATCCTTTAAAAGCTTCGGTAATAAATGCTTATTTGATGCACGGGATGGATTGATGTCTAACGATCCACGTCTTGAATAAAGAAGAGTAACAACACAATCTACAACCTCTTCATGTTCCATAATACTAGTAAGAAGCTTTTCTGCGCAAAATTCATGAAACTCATTAACCTCACGCAATGAAACAATTTGCTTGAATAGTGATATTGGATCGACAGATGTACCCTTAGTAATAATATTAATATAAGCAGCTCCTGTGTCCTTCTGCTTAGTATGACGGCATCGTGATCTCAGTGCGTTAGTAAAGTATTTGTTATCACAAAGCGTACCACCGTCTGGTCGACTAATAAACTTAAGATGATTCTCTTTAGCACTATAATCTGTAATTTCAACATTACTTGTTTTATTTACAATATCATATAGATCGGTATAATCATTAAGAGGGAAAAGACCAACAGAACCTGATTTAAAAAACTTTACTTTAACTTCCTTGCCAATAGCGTTTGTGAGATCTGTTGTAATTTGGTTCTCGTAATTTTTAATAGCTTCTTCAACGCTATCACCCATCTTACACATATCGAAAGAATTCATATAAAGTTTAGCAGACTTTGACTCCACCATAAACTCTGAATCAGCAGGGTATACAAACTTAACCGTACCTGCAACCGGTACACCGTTATTAAGAAGGAAGGTAGCCTCATGACAGTGCCAGGTATCAAACCCTACAAACATATCATCTTTTATTCCCCATCCGTCTCGAGCAAGGTGCCGAGGCATAGGGTTGAGAAGCGAAGGATCAAACTGTTCGGTATACACAGCATACGATGCTGATGATCCGAGTGTTTTTGAGGCAATATCGGTTAGGTTTGTTGACATAATATTAGTTTAATCTGTTCCATTCGTTCTTCAACTGTTCCTTTTACTCGAACGACTTTATTTTGTAAAACACTTCCGTAAGTAGCACTATGTATTACTTCCTCGAAAACTTCAATCATCCTGTTTCTAAAGTCAATGTCAATACTTCTCTCACCATCATCGACTAATTCAACATCATACGGATCTGGATATATGATATAATCAAGTTTATCAATTAGCTTAAAGTACACCCCTTTAGCGTAATCCATAACCCACTTAGACACCTTATCCTCTAAGTGCAAATACCCTGTATAACACAACCCGTCAAGAATACAGCGATCAAGTATTAACCCTTGTTTTTCGTAAGATATAAGACTATTCTCAATGTGTTTATTAATAATCAAACACTGAGTAATATCATTACCAGCTTCGTTAATCTGTACACCGAACTGACGTTTAACAAGTCTCGTCACTTCATCAACAAAGTCAAATTTATCAGCATACAGCTCGTTACAAGCTTTTAATAGCGTCGTCTTACCTATACACTGCGGTCCTGTAAAGCTTACAATCATATTACAATTGTACCGTCACTTCGCCCATTTTCCACGATTAACGATTTCAGCAATAATACTATAAACAGCAGTATCAAGAAAGGCATCGAATACAGATTCATTAGCTGACTCTAGACTGTTCTTTCTAAGAACAAGGTTAATCAATCGCTGTAGCTTGTCATTAAGACGAACAACAATAGCTGAAATCGATGCTTTACGCTCTTCAGCAGTATTCAAGGATGATCCAAGTGAGATATTGCCCGGACCGTAATCAAATTGTTTCTTACAAAACGTAAGATAGTGTTCATGCTGAATTTGTTTAAATTCAGCACAAGTCTGCGGGTACTGTGTTTCAATTGCTTTTACTATTTCTTCTATGCTCATAATCTTTAAAAAATTGATACCACATAATACTACCTAGTGAGTGTAGCTGTGTAATGACATCCTCCTCTGTTAAACCTCTAATGTTTATAGCATGTGACGCTATAATCTCACCTTCATCAACAGCAGGTATGACTTTATGAATAACAACACCAGCTGTATTATAGCCAGCTTTAACTGCACGAAGTTGAGGATCCTTGCCCTTGAGATCTGGATACTCAGTAATAAGACCGGGATGTAAATTATAAATGTGTTTATATTTTTTACAGATATCCTTCGGTATAATTCTTAGATACCCGTGAAGAGTTATGAGTGGATCTTTGAACGGTTTAAGTACCTTCTTATAGTCTTTCGATTCAGGATTTTTAGGTAAGGTAATCCAATTAAGATTTCCTTTATCTTTCTCCTGTTTAAGAACAGGGTTTATTCCATCGTCAGTCTGACGGTTAGTAATAATGGCGGCAGGGATTTTACCGGTATGGTAAATTATATTGTTTAATTCCGTACCGCTCTGACTAAAAAATGCTATCCAATTTTCGTCTACCTGCATAGTATCTTCTTAAACATTTTAACATTATATTCCAGAATATCCATCTCTTCTTCTGTTACATTATGATCAATAAGATCTGCTAGCTTTGTGGATGGCTTTATTGGTAGGCCATATTCAGCATCGTACCGTAAACCATGTAATGCTGCGACGATAGGGTTACTAGTATCGCAACTCACAATATTGTAAATGTTACGGTTAACATAATAATTAAATTCTCTCGCCAACGAACAGCCGAGTAAGTGATGTGGTTTATTCCAGTTCCAAACACCTTTATCAATAAGCTGGTCGATAAAACGCTGCCTACCAGAGCACCACTTTTCGAGTTTCGTTCTACCCTCACCTGTTATTTCATAATATGAAAAGTCAAAGCTAATAGCAATCATATCTGCATTATCCGACATAAACTTGTAACAGTCAATTAACTCCTGCCATGTCTTACCTTGTACAGCTCCGATAGCTCTCGTTACAAACTCACCTTTAATTTGAGTAATATTATTCTTCCAACTACTAAAGCTATCTATTGTCAGACGACTCTCTTCCAGTACATCAGGAACAATAAACATATTCGGTTTAATATCGAGAACCGCTGCAAGAAACTTGCTACCTTCAAAAGCATGTCCGAGCTCAAAAATAGAATTATCTAGAAGAACCTCTCTATTATAGACAGTACGTGCGGTTTTATAATAATTGTAATACGCAGGATGCGTCTCTGTTAAGTGTACCAAACAGTAATCAAAATCAGAAATTAAATGTGATTTGTCTAATATACTTACAGGGCATTCGTGTGAAACTTTAATTAGCATAATTACATTATATATGTAAATAATAATATATCAAGATATGGCTGAGTATCCAACATATAATGGAATGTACGTGGGCATTGTCGTACAGAATAATGACCCGCAATATCGCGGTAGAGTGAAGGTATTCGTACCACACATCTCACCAACTGTTTATAAAAACTGGATAGAAAATACAAAAGATAAAGCAGCTAAAGATAGGGTGTTTAAGTTTCTTGGTGACAACATCAGCAGTGATCTTACCAATATAGTTGATGACCTTAAGCTTGTTTTACCATGGGCTGAAGTATCTTCTCCTGTTGCAGGAGAAGCAACAATGGGGCGATATCACGCATCATCACATCTTGCTACAACGAGTGATGGTAGCAATAGAGAGTATCTATACAACTCAACGCCTACAGCATATACACAGAATACCGATAACATATCAGAGAAACCAGGCCATATTTTCGATATGGCGAATGTTAATTTAAGTGACGCCTTTAACAATCCTCAGCTTACAAATGTAAATAACGTAAACAAATTAAGCTATAACTATACACCAGAATGTTATAGCAATAGTGGAAAGGGATCGTTTGCTATACCAAATGTCGGTGCTCATGTATGGGTATTTTTTAATTGCGGTGATCCTTTAAAGCCAGTAGTATTTGGTGTATCACACGGTGCTGCGGATTGGAGTAGTATATATGATGCATCACCCGGTAACCCCGGAATGGATTATCCTGGCGAGTATGAAAATGCACCAATTAGTTCCGAGAACATAAACGCTGAGACATATCGTAACAAATACGTTATAAATCAAAAAGGTGGTACGCTAGCTTTTGTTAATACTGATAATAGAGAGCTACTAAAGCTCACACATTATTCCGGTTCATTTAAAGAGTTTAATAATCAAGCAAATATAGAATTAGCAGTTAACAACGATCAAAAACTCGTACTCGGTGACACCTTTGATACCGTTAGAGGGTCACGTAATACATTTACACAAAGAGATTACGATAATGTAATCGCAGGTGATCACTATCGTAAGGTAGGAGATTTGAACGTCTCTTTATACAAGCAATGGAAGTCCATTATGGATCCTATTGCTGACATAAAGCAGCTTTTCGATATACGTAGAACGTATGGTGTACATGAAAGTGTTACATCATATTTAAAGCTTAATAGCAGCCAACAAATACAGAGTGGTTCGTTTGATCTCTGTCCGGTCTGCGCTGGCGGGCAAACAAATCTTGCGATTAACGATTCATTTGCTCCGGGATATAGAGCTTGGGCAAATGTCGCACAAGCACAGGTTCAGGGAGGTAACACCGTTGGAAAGAAAAACATTTTCGGTACACCGCAGTGGGGTGTTGGTGCTGTTGAAGGTGCTGGGAGTGGATTCATCGGTAGCTTTATAACCGGTATCATTCAAAACTTTCTACCAAGTCAAATTGCAGCTATTACATCAAATTTTCCGCTCGTAGGCAGCGATGGTTCTACATTACAAAATGCACCCGGTTCTCCTCTCGGTAGCAAATGCCCGTGCTGTGGTGGTACAGGTCTGAGTCCAAGCTCATTTAACGGTGTATGGTCACCGGAGACAAAGAAGCTAATTGATCTACCTCGTAAGATGCTTGATGCAATACCAGAGTTAGCAAAAGTTGAAGCACAAATGGGACTTGGCGGATCAGAGATTATTGAAATTACAAAGCACAAGATTGAAACCATTGGTACGGTAATGAATGACTGGGGAGCGATAAGAATCGATCCGAAGGGTAAAATTGAACCTTCATATGTGCAGATACAGCCTGGTGGTACATTGGTTGCTAGGACACCGACACCACTAATCGAGCAAGTACAGATTGACGATCTACCAGGTGGTACTTATACACTCAATGTATGTAATAGATATAATGTACTCGTTGGCGCCGGTGGATTGAATCTCAAATCATATGGTGTTGTAAATCTTACAGGAGCACTTACAAATATAGCCGGTGAGCAGGTAAATATTGGTAGTGCTAATGAAGTCAATATTGACGGTGGTAAGCGATTATCACTCGTTGGTGACGTTGTACATATAAAGCAGCGTAATAACGAGCAGGTACTTCTCGACGGTGATGTTGGTATTTCAGGTAACCTGATTGTTAAGGGCGGTGTATATATTGAGCACAAGCTCGCTGCACATGGTACCGATGTACCGCAAAGAAAGAGAGAGAATGACCCTACTACTGTTTCTGGAGGACCGGTCTCGGAAATGTGTAACGGTGTCTCCATACCGATGGATGTGGGTGGTAAGGTAAGTAACCCAAAAACAAGAGAGCTCAAGCCCGGTGGTGGTACATTCTTATATATGGGTTATACTGATCCCGGTAAGAAAGTGGGTTGGGTTCCTCCTGATGATGGTAACAAGATTGGTAAGATAAAATCTGGCACTGCGCTTAATATTAGTAATGTTTCAGGTCTAAAGGTAGCTACCGGTGATGCTGGCATACAGGATGTCTACGTCGTTGGGACAGCTACGATAACACTAGCTGCGGATGTAGATGTATATTCAACAGGCTTTGCGGTAGAGGGAACAGGCCCATCAGGTAATGGCGGGTCACCAGCGTCAACTAACCAAGTTGAAACAACCAAACCGTCGAACGTGTTATCTCTTCGCGGTCTACCGAGTAGTGAAGTTCAAAAGCTTGTTACCGCTGCTAAGGTACCGAATAGCGGTGGCGCTTCTCTATTCCCTGTTATGAACGTAGGTACCGGTGCACATGTTGACTCTATAGTAATGGCACCTCACACCCACAGCTTTGATGAAGGTGAAGTAGGCTCTCACATGGCAGTTCGACAGTCATTTATTAGTTCAGGCGGTCTAGCTTTAGGCGACGAGACTCACTTCGGGGATATTAAGACAGCTCCGTTAATTGAGCTTGCAAAGGGACAACTAACATAAGCGCTTGTTAGCTTTTTGAATTAACCAATCGAGGAAAGCACGCTCATAACCAACATCATAACCTGCTTTTTCTGACATATACCATTTATTGCGTAATATATGCTCTCTCTCCTCAGCGTACTTCTTATATAAGAGTGTATTTTCTATAGAAAAAGACGAAACAGATGTAGTTTTAGTCACTCAAGTATTTATAGCTTCTCAGCGTTATTAAAAAATTGCTTAATCTCTTTCTTATTAAAGACATTTGTATTTGTTAAAATGAATATAGTAAAGCTACCGAACGCCTGAAACACTGGTATCTTACTTGTATTAAAAGCACTGTACAATTCGTCAATAGAGAGACTAATGTCTGATATTTTAGAAAGGTGCTTAATATCAATAGGATAAACACCTTGTTGTAAGAGACCGAAACACTCCTCACACGTCAGATTATACTTTTTGAGTGTGTTTATATATACCTTAGGTAATGTATCGGTATCTAAAATTAGATTCAATTTACCGATATCATCTAAAAAATCTTTTAATGTAGATAGTACCTCTAATTCAATACCTCTAAAAAACACCGGTGCAATTCTATCTACTGGTAACAAGTGAATATAATCTTTAACTTTGAATGTCTGCTTTAATTTAAGTCTTTGTTGATCGTAATTATTTTTTAGTTGAAACCCGAGTAGACAAAAAGGATATGACTTAGGTTCAATTAAACTAAAATCATCGAAGACAACTGGGTCTTGTGCACTATCTGTATTTACTAGAGTCATGACATGATTATATCATGTCAATAACTAAATTCTACTAGTTTTAATGGCCGGTGAGTTTTAGAAAATGGCTAATGAAAAGAGCACCAAATGTTGTTACCGTTGCTATCGCAGCTGTTGTTACGCTAGTCTTGAATTGATATTTACCCGATGCATGTGTTTTCTTCGCTTCGAATTCATTAGTTATCTGATATGAAATATGGCTAAATCGCTCATTAACAACATCTGTAATACGATCAAATTTAAGTCCCATCTCTGTATCCATCGCCTTAAAGCTCGAATCTAACTTCTCCTCCAAAGAGTCTAGTCTATGCTCGATACTTGTAATCTGATTAACAATTGACGGTTTACCGTTACCTTGATATACTGTTTTATACAAATGATCCATTTCGGATCTCAATTTTGTAATGTCTGAATTTCTGACTGCTTGTGACATAATATATATGTTTATATTTAGTTAACTAACCTGAAATGAATACGAAAGAATACCGCGTGGTAGTGTATACACCTTCCCTTGCATTTTTCCTTGTTTAGTTTTAACAACAACCGTTAGTTTGTCTTGTGTAATTACCGGTCCGTTTACAATTTCTACGTCACCGAGATTAATTTTATAGCTTATTACGCCTTTTTCTGTATCAAAAACTGATAACGTTGATTTACCGGAAATAACTGCAGAATACAACTTTGACATAATAGTATTTAATGTGCATGGTAATTTAAACAAATATGATAAATAATTTCGTATAGATTATGCCTAATAATATTACAAAAATCCTCATACGTAGAGGCACTAATGAACAGAGAAAACTAGTTGTTTTTAATGTCGGTGAACCTGCTTATACAACTGATACACAGCGGTTGTATATAGGTGATGGAGCTACCGTAGGTGGTATACCTCTAGGTGTAGAAAATTTCGGTATCATACCTGCTCTTACAGGTACATATCAAGGTAGCGGATTGAGCGAATATGCATACTCAACATTTGCTTTAAGTAGCATTGCTGTTGGTGATATTGTATATGATAATCAAACAACATCTCTATATACTGTCACCGGTACTAGTGATACACCTGCACTTTCAAATTTCGCACAACTAAAGGCTGTTACACAAATTAATAGCAGCCAATTTGCCTATAACGGAACAGTCTTAAATATTAAACCAAGCGGTATAGGTGCAAACGAAATAAATTCATCTGCTCTTGGTTATGGGTTAAGCGGTGGTAGCGGTAATGCTATTACTATTAGTACAGGGTCTTTAACAAATAATCTTTTGATTCCTGTACCATCTAATAGTGTTAAAATAAACAACACCAATAACATTATATCACCTATCGACCTACAGGTAGGTGCTGGTGAGTTATTAGGTCGTACAAGGGTACCGGGGTCTCAACTTGGTGGTATATCACTTTCTGCTACAGATGGTATATTGCTAAGCGCTAGTACAACCGGTATTGTTCTGAGTGCAAGAACCTGTCTACCGCTAGACGGAGGTACAATGAGAGGTAATCTAAGCGGTGGATCTGCTTATATTATATCAAGTCTTACACCCACTCATCCTAACCATCTTGTCAACAAAACATATGTTGACGCAATTTCTGCAGCAACAAATAATGATGCAGTTTATAGTTTCGTACAAACAAATTTCTTACCCTTAACAGGCGGTACACTAACAGGTCGTCTTAATATTACATCAGGTGGGATGAGTGTTGGTACAAACCCAATATCAGCAACATACCTACCAAGTACTACAGCGGAGTTAGTAAATAAATTTTATGCTGATCGCTTTGGTACCGGCAATGCTGCAAATTCAGGTAACGGTATTGGTATCTTTGCGTACAAATCAGAACCAATAGGTGCACCTGGTACCTTATTTTTTAAGTCATTAAGTGCTGGTAGAAATATAAGCATTGTCGAGAGCACTGGCACTATTACTATTTCCAGTGCTTCACCTAACTTTACACCGGTTTATACAAGGTTAATAGGTGACGGTGCTACTGTAAATTATCTTCTTAACGGTGGTACATCAACTAACGCAGCTGCATATCGTGTTGATCTTGACGGTGTCGTACAAGAGCCAGTAGTTGATTATACAATAACTGTAACGGGTGGTATTGCTAGAATTATTTTTGCACAAGCACCGTATTTAAACGCTAAAATAGTTGTCGTTTCATATACAACAACAGACGGTCAGAGTACACTTGTTGTCCCGACAACAGCAAGTCTTCAGACAGTAAACTCATCTACTCTCAATCTCAACTTTAACGCTACTACAGCAACGTTAAGCGGTACAACAAATTTTAATGTTGTTAATTCACCAACCGTTAATCTTAGTTATAACGCTACTACGGCAACGTTAAGTGCTATAACAACAATTGATATTAATACAGCTGTCCCTATTGGGACTGTTATAGCTGTAGCTATGAATTCAGTACCACCGGGCAGATGGTTAGCCTGTAATGGTGCTACAGTAAGTAGAACGTTCTACAATGAATTATTTACGCAGATAAGTACAACGTATAACACCGGTGGTGAGGCTGGTGGCGACTTTAGATTACCTGATCTTCGCGGGTATTTTGTTCGCGGAGCTGGTACAAATTTAGATGGTACAGCGTCAGGTGCATTTGGTGTAAAGCAGGCCGATACATTCAAAGATCACACTCACGATTACACCAATCTCTCCGTCGTGGACGCCGGAAACGACTCACCTGATGGTAACGGAAAAAGATGGCCCACTGTAAATTCAACCACGTTAGGTGCCAACCCCCCCAACAACGGAGGGACCGAAACTCGCCCTCGCAACATCGCAATGCTATATTGCATTAAATATTAATATCGTATGCCTAATCCAACAAAAATTGTAAATCAAAGCATAGTATTAGCAAATCTACCTGTTAGTCCAACAGATGCTGCTAATAAGCAATATGTTGATAACAGATATAATGACGCAATTACTAACGCTGGTAACCCCGGTATCATTGGCTATTTTGCTACCGATTCAGCTCCTACAGGATGGATAAAGGCTAATGGTGCTGTATTGCCGATTGCAAGTTATCAAGCATTATTTGATGTATTACCTAAGCAAGGTAATGGTAATACAATATGGTGGCAACCAGGTGATGGTCCGTTAAATTTCCGTATACCTGATCTTCGCGGTGTATTTCCAAGAGGCTGGGATGATGGTAGAGGTGTTGATTCTGGGAGAGGGTTTGGTACAGATCAAGCTAGTATGCTTGCTGCGCACACTCACCCTAACACAGTTTCAGCAAATACAACTATCGGAGTAGCGCCAAATAATGGTACATACAGGCAAGTATTTGCATCAGTAACCCGTACTGGTGGTGATGCTATTAATGGTATGGCTGTTGGTACTAATTTTAGTGATGGTCCTGCAAGCTCTATTACAAGAGCGAATCTTGCTGCATCTACATCAATCGGTATTAGCAATGCCCCTACAGGTGGTACGGAAACACGACCGGTAAACCTCTCCTTACTTGCATGTATTAAGTTTTAGACATATATACTCTTATGAACGTATATAACTATCACCCGGTTACAAAGGTCTTTCTATCACAAGAAACTGCTGACCCTGATCCCTTGACACCAGGTAACTGGTTAATACCAGCTCAATCTACCGCAATTGAACCACCTACTGCAGGTGAGAATGAGGTTGTTGTTTTTAATGAAGAGGAAAAGATATGGGAGACAGTTTTTGTAAAACCATATGAACCGTCATATGTAGAGCTCCGTGCGGCTGAATACCCTTCTATCTTTGAGTATATTGATGGTGTAGTAAAAGGTGACCAGGAACAAATTAATAAGTATATAAAAGACTGCTTAGCAGTAAAAGAAAAATATCCAAGACCTTCTAATGAAGTTTAATCTCTTATATAATTCTCTCTTAGAGGGTTTTAATATACCGCCCTTATATCAAAATGCCGTACAGAGTGGTCCGGATGCAGGTATAACATCTGGTGATATAAACAATACGTTTCCAAGTAAAATAAGTAACGTAAATATTAAGTTACCAAAATTTAAAAACAAAAAGACTAAACAGCTTCCCAAGGAAAAGTCAGCCAAGTATCGTCAGGGTACTCATGAACGTGGTAATCAGGTTTAAATTTAGCACCAGTTTTGATAAAGAGAGTCGCAAATCGTAGATCAATCATCTCATGTAGCTCTTTCTTAATGTGACGTAATGTGTGGCCACGATCTGACAAATCATCAACTACAAGTACATATCTGTCTTTATATTTTTCAATAAACTTGTTCGCAGGCTTTTGTAGTTCACGGAACTCACCAGTACTCTTTCTGAGCTCATCATCATAGCTTTGTACCGTATAATTAACCACATCATCAATACCGAGTTTATAAGCTATTAAAGTACCAGGTATTAAGCCACCGCGACCGACAGCAATTACTGCCTCCGGTATCTTATCATCACTTTTAATTAACTCTACAAGCTTTTCAACCCCGTGATGTATACTAGTCCAAGAAATAAAACACGTCGATTCATCCATTTGCTAATATATTAACAGCAACCTATTTTACTTTCTACTTAAAACTTCCGATACTTCTTGATTTGCTTGAATATAATATCTAAGGTCCTTTAACAAAAAATGAACACCGGTGTAGTCTCCTTGACCGGTTTTTGTGCTCATTAATTCTAATATTCTACCGAGTCTATCTCTAATTGTCTTAGCGGCCACAACACCAGCCCCTCTTAAGCTAAATGTTGTATTCTCTAGATCATTTATGTTAATATTACCCTTTAGTGTTGCGACGGGTTGTTTACTCTCTTCATTCTCTCCCAAATCCCCTAAATCATTATAGGTCGTACCCTGGGCCACAGGGCGATAATGGGTATTAATATTACCACGCTCGGTGTGATTTGCACTCGCGTTACCAACGGATTCTTTGGTAACGTACGATTCGTAGATAGCATAAATATCCTTAACCATATATACTATTTATTAAAATGAACGATAGTTTGAAAGATCTTAAAGAAGCAATTACAAAAAATATCATTCGTGAATGGTACTGGTATAAGGTATGTGAGGGGTGTGAATCGATTGTTGATGCTTCTGATGCTACATGCCCTATTTGCCGGGCTTATCGCTTTGATGGATCAAAGAAGCGTGTCATCGCTCACGCGTTTAATGTATATGATAGATTCCAGGAGCTTATCGATAGTGATCCAGGACAATGGGAGTGTAGTGGTTGAGATGTTCACTTAGGAAGATTACCCTCTCCATCAAGGTTTTCTTTTCTGTACCCTTTGCCTTTTTTGCTTTCGCGTAAAGATCTAATACCATGTCTGAGGTAATAAGAACTGTAGTTTTTTTAGATAGATTGACTGCAGCTGTTTTTTTGTTAGTCATGTTCATGGTTTATTTCTATAGGTATTTTATACCTCATGATTGAGCTATCAAGCTTACTTTTTATCCTGCTTGTATGATTTATTGAGAGTTTTAAATACTCGATGCACTGCATCAGGCCCGGCGCAGACAGAATAGATAAATTGCAGTAAGACGTGTGCTGTATGATCAGCCTTGCGTATTGTATCAATGGGGTAGAGACCAGGTTCAAGCCTTAGCCAGTCTTTTACTGCCGGCTTTGGTGCTTCCTTTGTTGCTTCTTCATTTGACTGAGCTACTGGTAGGGTAGATGCAACAGGTTGCACTGGTGGTTTAGGAACCGCAGTAGCATAAGCCTCAGCAATATGTCTAACATCTTTAAGCATATATTATTATTTATTAGGAACGTTCCTGGTTCCTTGGAACGTATACACAAAAAAGGAACGTTCCTGGTTCCTAGGAACCTAGGTTCCTTATACAATAAGGAAGGAACGATATAGGTTCGTTATATCTTATAGGCAAATACCGCTCCATATTGGATGGTAATACCAAGGATAGGACCGCTAAAGGTAAAATTCGCCGGTAGTTCGAATGAATTTAATCCACCGAGATTGGAGTTAGAGGCGGTGAGTCCAGAGATTCTTGTAGCAGAGAGGGTCTGGATGCTACCATAGCTATCGTAGGATGACATACCAGCGGAAAGGAAAGCAATTCCTGATTGACCGGGTGAGCTTATATCATAGGTAAGAACGGCGTACTTAGGATACACATCAACAGAGGAAACGGCAGGAGCAGCGGAATTAGCCGGAAACGCAGCTGATTTATCTGGATATTGAACTCTAGTGACAGAGACGGGCGGGAAAGCCGTATTATTAATTTCTACAAACTTACCATACTCAGCTGTTTGATAATTGCGATTTACATTTGTACTAATAGCCATATAGTATTATTTATATATGGAGGATGTTTATTTATAATAAACTGGGTAGAGAAGGACTCGAACCTTCGAACTCCAAGGAGAGGAGATTTACAGTCTCCGGCAATTGCCACTATGCGATCTACCCGTAAAAGAATATATTAATATAAAGAATAAAAAAAGCTACCCTTCAACTGTAAGTCCCGGCCCGAACGGAAAATTACTTTCCCTGATTATACCCGTGTTTAGGTATTTTAAGATTGGGTCTATGATTGGGCTTATCTTCTAGAGGCTTAACGTACTGGGTGGCATCTGTAGGTAGAACAGGAGATAGACTACTAGAGTCTACCTTATTGCGTGTTTCATCGCGCATTAACCTATCCTTAAATGAATTAAAGAATCTCATATTATTCAGACTCACGACAAGGAACACAATCAACGTCTGTACTATGTAAGTACTGCTCCATATCTCGCCTTAATGCCATGAGTGTATCTGACTCTTGTGTCTCTTCCGGATCAGGCTGCATGTACCGTAAAAATTGAGATCTTCTGGTGAGGTTGTTAGTAATTAAATCACGAGAAGGTTTGTTAGGGATCTCGTTACCTGTAAATGGCATGACTGACATATAGTTTATTTATAACAACCCCATATGTAAACTCTATAGAAATTTTGCAAAAAAAAAATTTTGAAATCCCTGTATATAGAACCCCGGGTGGTATAGCTAAAAAAATTTTGGCATGCACCTATAGGATTCCTAACCCCCTTCCCTCCTATGTATAAATTCCCGTACCTGGGTCTATATCCCCGGGGGCAATCTAGAACCCCCTCCCTCTTTCTAGACCCCCTTCTTGTTCTCTAGAAGGGGTACGTGGTAGCGGAAGGTAGGTGTCATCTCCTTCAATGAAGCTTTGTAGATGATTACTAGAGCTATAATGGCCAGACATAGACTCCATATAGCCATCCAGATGTTCTCTTTAGTATGTACGTTCATTTACTTCTTCAATAGAGGCTTAAGCTTCATCATAAGAGCTGCTATCTCGGCTTCATACCAGCTATGGTTATTGTAGTCATTGTCTGTATTCTTTAGAAGCTTTAGACGTTCGATCTCCAATTGAATAGATGTAATAGTAGTCATATGTTTATTTCTTATTCTGGAAGTAACGGATACCGTTATCAATACTCTCCTGCATAGAGTGACTCTTATCGCTTACACTCTGATCAATCATTGAAGAGAGCCAGCCGATGATGAAGTGAGGATTCTCTCCTTTATCTTCCATGAGTGTGATTAGGTTCTTGATGGTGTTCTTATTTTTCATACTATTAGTATAAAGGACTTTGAAGGAACATACAAGCTTAAAAGGCATCAACCTCCAATACGACATAGTCCTTACGCATCCAATACTTAAATTCACGTAGAATTGATATATAGAAGCCATCCTCATTCTGTCCTTGGGTTGCATCATTAAACTCTGTACTATCCAAGGGGATGGTGCGTCCGGACTGCTTATTAATCATTAGGTATATCTTATTTTTCATACGATCAGTATAAGGGAATTGAAAAGGAACTTCAAGCCTGAAAAATGGAATAGCTCCTAAAGGCGCCGACTTTCCACCTTCAGGAGCTATTCCGGTTATGTTTTTGTTTTGTCGGCTTTAAGGCTCCTCCGAGCTTGGAAAGCTCTTCGGAGTGATTCTTGCGGGGGTGGCTATCCGGTTACCTAAGCCACCCCCGCCCGTTCGTCCCCTTAGGCAGTCGCCAGGTCCTGGACCACCTCACCATCGATAGTGATGGTGGGCTTCTTACGATCGGCCTTCACGCGCTTCTCGATCTTGGCATTGATCTGCTTGCGCGCACCACGACCGACAAAGTTGCGGAGGAGCTTCTCGATTCCACCAGCCTTCTCAACCTTCTTTTGAAGGTTAGATCCGAATGCCGTGTAAGACTCATGCGTCTTCGTGCACTCGATGGCTTTGGTTGGGAGGGTTCCAAACTGCTCGAAGTAATCGACCAGGTAAGGAATAACGTCGTTGAAGTAGGTGTTGTTGTTCATTGTTGTTGTGTTGTTGTTTGACTTAATTGTCTAGTATATTATGAATCCGATTGAAGGAATGGTCAAGCTCTTTCTTAGGCAGTTCGAACGGCCAGGATCTTGCCTCCATGGAGCTTATGCTGGCTGAAGTTCATACCAAGGGTACGGATCTTGTTGAGGGTGGTTGCACCAAAGGCTGCCTTCATCTTGAAGGACCCACCGACTGGAGTAGTCATGAACGGATACTTGTTATCACGGAAGGTGTGCTCGGTTACAGTATAGATGGTCTTAGTGTGTTTCATATGTTGGATTGTTATTATGGCTTGGTTTAAAGGAATGGTCAAGAATTACTTTGATGGCGTCCAATGAACCAGGTTGACGCAATTGATCAGAGTCAGAAGAGTCATGAATTGAATCTCTGTACCGGAGACATTACCACCGGCAACCATCATACCAATCAGGTAGATAGCGTAGAGGGTGGTTGACAGTCCGATGACGAGGGTGAATAGTTCTGCGGGTTTGAATTTAATCATAGGTTGTTGTTTGGGGTTTGGGGTTTACTTGACGGTGATTTCATGAAGCCTTCCCTGACGGGTCAGCTGCTCCAAATGCTTCTCATGGGTAAAGTCCATGATGGTCATCAGAAGAAAAGACTTGTTCGGAAGAATAGTATATCCAAAGCAATTGAAGATATACTCCAGAGGATTAGTAAGGAAGCGTCTCATTTGATTAGGCAGGCTGAAGCATGTCCGAAGTCAGAATAGCGTTCTCAACCATCAGTCCGTAGATTGGGTCCTGGGGGTCCTGCTTCTGAATCCTCTTAAAGAGATAGAGATAAGGGTTATTGGAGGCACGCTCGGCAATATTCAATACATCCCTTCGAACATCGAATGGGAGTGACAGGACTCCTTCAATGAAGAGGTCGTAGGCGTTCATGGCTTTCTCTAGTGGGTTCTTATTTTGCATACGCTTATTATGGCTGGGTTAGATGGAACAGGCCAGTTTAAAATTCCGGCGGCTGTATTTGGTTTTGTCTCTGAAAGCTTTCTGCTTCGGAGCAAATGGTCGACGGACTTTGATGTCCTTAATCTCGATTGTCCATTTCTTATTCTTCATACGATTATTATGGCTCCAGGATCAGGAACATTCAACGTAATTCGATGCACCATACAGGCTTATCCTTCTGCTCAATATATGACTCATTCTTAGGATACAGCGGCTGTAGATATTCCACCCAGTCAAAGCTTCCATCTTCGTGATCAAAACCTACATGAATGTCTCCATGCTGTTGTTTCGCGTCTTCAAGAGCCATGATTAGTTCGCTTATTTTCATACGATCATTATGGCTCCAGGATCAGGAACATTCAAGAAGAAAGCGGTCTAGGTGATTAATGTGGCATAAGTGCCCGTCCGGAGATCTCCTCCGACACTATTCCTAGACCGCTTTATAAATGTTAGTAAGTATCTTCGGACTCTGCAAGCTTGGAGTTGTAATACTCCTGGAAGAATCCACTGTTGACCATAAATATATTAATATGAACAAGGACAGTTATAACAAACAATATTATGAACTCAACAAAGATAAAATCAAGCAAAGAGTCAAAGAATGGAGAAATCAAAACAAAGAACGATCAAACGACTATCTACGAAAATATAGGGAAGAAAATAAAGAAAGAATTAAACAATATCATGATATATACAATGCAACAAACAATGAAAAAAATAAAGCTGTAGCAAGCAGGTATTATGACGCAAACAGAGAGAAATGTATTGAAAGGGCGAAAACAAGATACAAAGAAAAGAAAGATATTATTAAGATTAAAGGAAGAGAACGATACGCTTTAAAGAAACGAGAATTGAATAAAAAGAATCTAGATTGGCAGAGAAAGCAATGGAAGACTAATCCAGACTATCGGTTGAGATACTTTCTTCGAGGAAGGTTATATAATGCATTAAACGTTCAGTCAGTTAAAAAGTGTATGAAGACATTTGAATTAATCGGGTGCTCAATCGATTATCTCAAAAAGCATCTTGAACTGCAGTTCACCGAAGGTATGTGCTGGGAGAATTATGGATATAGAGGATGGCATATAGATCACATTAAACCATGCAATACTTTTGACCTATCCAATACCGATCAACAAAAGCAATGCTTCCATTATACCAATCTTCGACCATTATGGAGTAGAGATAATTTATCAAGACCGAAGGATGGAAGTGATCTATTTTGATAATTTATGGAGATAGTAGCTAGCAAAAAATCCTTCTTCGTAGAGATAAGCCTCCAGGGCTAGAAGATCATCCTGATCGAAGGCCTTCTCGTCCTCCGGGATGGCGATGAGCTCGTTCTGATCATTGTGCCAAACTGCCCATCCGCGTCCTTTGAATTTGATATAGAGTGCTGTGTCTTTCATTGTAGTTGTGTTGTGTTGTTTTTTAAGTGGTGGGCCGGATCGGAGTTGCACCGATAGTCTCTACCGTTATGAGCAGTGTGTTTTAACTGTTAAACTACCAGCCCGAAAATGTTTCTATTTTATGCTGCCTCCTTAAGAGCGCAGTAGCAGTTGTCGAAGAACGTGCATCCATCGCACTGCTTGGCATGATCTAGATAGTAGCTGGGTGATGCGCAGATACCGCTCTTCGTCATCCCTTCGATAATGTCGGGTGCGTCCTTGAGGAAGACATCCCGGGGGATGAAAGGCTTAACCTGAGGGATGACGTAGTTCTTGATCTCCTCCTGCTTCTGCTTCTTCAATCGGGCCTTCTTCTCCTTAGGAGCTTTCTTGGGCTTGGAAGCGCTCTTACAGGACCGGCAAACAAAGCTCTCGAGAAGATTCTCAATCGATCCGAACTTCCCAACCTTACCCTGAAGATTAGATCCGAAGCAGGTGATGAGCGTTGAGCAGCTATTGCACTCGATCTTCTTCCCGACCAGCTCTCCGGTCTTCTTGAAGCTTGCGAGATTATCCTTATCAGTAGTCATCTTATTTTTCATACGATCAGTATAAAGGATTGATTAGGAACAGGCAATCAGGAAATCAGCTCAGCCATGTCCCTCATTGCTTGGTTAAAGGCCTGAACCTGCTCCTCCTCATTAGTATAAGCGTCGTATTCATCTTGAATATTCTCCCAGATGTTATCTAGGGTGCCGTTATCGGCTTCGGCGACGAAGAGGTCGATGGCTTCGATGGAGTCAAACTGTCGGGTGTTTTTATTTTTCATACGATCAGTATATTGGATTTGGATTGGAACTTCAAGTAGAAAGGAAGACAATCTGAGCTTCAGATCGACGTGGTGGTATTGATAGCGCAAACAAACTGGGTCTCCCAAGGGCTCGCGTGTCGCTCCTACGAATGATCGACCTGCTGGAGAAGCATATCCTCAGCAGCGCGCGCCTCACTAGCTTCCTTTAGCTCAGAATAGTTCTTCATTACGTTCTCGTATTCCTCTTTAGTGAGGCAGGTAGCAAGGCGTGCCTGAGAGCTAAACATATTGTAATGGCCAGATGAACGGACGTACTCGTAAGCTCTGAAAGCGTGGATTTGTTTCTCAGTATAGTAGTCCATTAGATTGCGTAGTTGATTGCCTTGGCAGTCTTCTCTGCCTCATTCTCTTTCTTAATTCGATCGGACATACCAGAGAGACGGTCGATAATCTCTTCAATTACGTTCATACGGGAGGCAAAGGCTGGAGCCTCAACGTTCATCTCATTTCCAATATAACGGACCAGCTCTTCAAGCTCTTCTGTCATATAAAACAAGTGCATTCCCTTATCGTCGGAATCTAGGTTCTGGTAGTAGGATTTATTATTTTTCATACGATGAGTATATTGAAATTCAAAAGGAACTTCAAGCTCAATGTTCTACGAAAGAAGAACCAGATATGCGTGTCCAGGATCCAGCGTATCATCAATCCTTTCGTCAGCAATTGTCATCTCTTTAACCCCGCAAAATTCATCCATACTAGGATCGTATACAGTGACTGTATCATTCAGGCGATCGAACGGGATCTTCCCGAGCTCTTCAATGAGTTGTGCGTATGTCATATTAGTGGCGGCAGAGCTCCGGGACTTCTTCGTTGGTGTTCTTATTTTTCATACGATCAGTATAATGGATTTAGGGGGAAAGGTCAATCCCTATTAGTTGTTGACGTAGCGGTTGATGTAACTATCGATGGTCTGCTGCGCGGTCTCACTATACTCATAGGTGAGACCATCGAGCATGGTCATCAGAGTTCCAATGATGAAGTCCTTGGACATATCCTTGGACTCCAGATGATCGACGATATCCTTTACGGTGTTCTTATTTTTCATACGATCAGTATAAAGGGATTAAAGGATGAAGTCAAGCTGCTTCTTCAGCTCTTCCGCTGTTGCTAGGTCGATAACGATGACGTAATTACTAGAGTACCCTTTAAAGGTAAGCTCCACTACCTCAGGATTACCCTCCTCATATCCGTGCCTTCCGGTGAGGGCGTCAACACCGGTAAGGACTGATCCAACGATTTGTCGTTCTTTATTTTCCATACTATCAGTATAAGGGAATTTGGTTGTAAGTTCAAGCTGGAAGTTCAACTGCTTCCCAGCTAGCAGGTATATCTCTATCATTGTCATCTATCCAACCCCATCTATCAAGTCCTTGCTCTTTAACTTTCTCTGCAGCCCACTCTGGATCAAAGCCAATAGTAATTAGTTCGTTGTTCTTTCTATCAATGAATGCTTTCTTATTTTTCATACGCTTATTATGGATAGATTGGAAGGAACTTTCAAGCTTAGAGTTGATAGAAGTAATGAATGTCGTTGTCTTCATCATATTTGACAACGATGTCGTTTTGATATAGAAATTCGTCTCCGTTCTCTTCTACCTGACGTGCAAACTCTGATACACTACCAAAGATGTCATCTACTACATCTTCTTCAGTGCAATTGCCAATTATTCTGTCAAGATTCATATAGCTTATTCCTCAGCAAGCTTGTCCTCAATCTTATTGAGAAGGAAGTTCAAAGCTGACAGGCCTTTGCTGTCTTTAAGCTTAGAGCACTTATGCATATCATTTCTGATAGTATCTAAAAGCCAATCGACAAACTCCCCTGTATTCTCTGCTAGTTCTTCGTTGTTCTTATTTTTCATACGATCAGTATATAGGAATCAGTCCTGAAGGTCAAGCAGGGAATCCACTACGCAATCCATTCTCTCATGCCTTGAATCATGAATAGCACCTTGAATATAATCCTCAATGTGGGACTGAACCTCAGCTGAAGTTACATCAACCCCCTGATCTTTGAGGGTATCAATGATGTCTTGGATTTCGATATTGTCAATGTGGATCTCAATTTTCATACGATTATTATGACTGGATTGGAAGGAACATTCAAGCTTTCTTTTGAATCAATGTGAACTCTGCAAGATAACCACCACCATTAGTATCAAGTTCTACATACTTAAACTTCAATCCAAGATTCTTAAAAGCATTGACAAAATCATCAAAGTAATGGTAATCAGCTGCTTTAATTTTGAACTGAGTTGGGATCTCTACTGTGGTGGTGTTCTTATTTTTCATACATTCAGTATAACGGGTTTGGAAGGAACTTCAAGCCTTAATCCCTCAAGCACTGGCGAAGGTTCCTCATCTCTAGCCTAATGAAGTTAAAGTCCTTAGACATCTTAGGATTTGACTCACTTACTCGCTCGGCAAGCTTTGTATAGTAGGCCTGGATGATCTTGGCGGCCTCGTCGACTTGCTCGTAGGTGTATCCTTCTGCGGTTTTGGTGTTCTTATTTTTCATACATTCATTGTATCGGAACTTTGGAGGAACCTCAAGCCTGGAATTTTGTTTGGATTCCTATTGCCGGTTCCAGCAAAGGCCATTATAATGAATGGATAATAAGAGAAGGGCCGATGAGCAGGGGCCAGGTTAAAAACAGCTCGAAGGGAGTGTTAAAGCTTGCAACGTTTGTTAGCTGGGGGTACTCTGATTTACTCACTTCAGACTAACGTCTGGGTCTACGCCCATTTAACATCAACGTTAGTAATAACTTTGAGGAACGTTCCAGTAATGAAAGTACTTCTTGACCTGCCTAGGGAACTATAATAGAATTATTACATGCTTGGAATAGATAAGTTAAATCAACAAGATTGGGAGTTTATTGGATGTTATGTATTACTGACATTCCTAACATTTAGATATCTAACATCTAGATCTAAGAAGTTAGATAAGTAAGTAAGGTCAAGATGAATATAGACTATGATGATATAGATACAGGAATCAGTGTCCTGTTAGGTATTGGTATACTAGTATTGTGTATTCAATTATGGTGGGATGGTTACAAAAATGATTAAAATATACATTCTATTAATAACCTGTACAGGCCTAACAGGCTGTATACGTAATGATCTCTATATACCGACTAAGATTACGTACGTAAAAGAGATACCAGGACCTAATTGCTACAAGTAATAGGAACCTAGATATCGTATACCGTTCCAGATAACCGGGTATCTACCTAGGTAGTAGATGGGTAAGAGGAGCTTTCTTAGGGAATCAGGCTATAGGAAGATATAGAAAACCGTTTTCTCCGTAGATGATGCAGTTTAGTCTGAGATTAGGAACGGTTATATAGGTATTAGGAACGACTGAGTAGTATGAGGGGCACTGATAGGTACGGAGGAGGATGGGAGAATCAACCGGGTCTATTAGATTTAACCGGGGATAATCGTTGAACGGAACTTTTAGGAACGCTATAGGGGAGTATAGATCAGTTTCCTCAAATCCGATTTAGAAGTTCTATTTCTGTATTTCCTCTATCTAGTCTATTATAGAGCATCCTACCTATCTCTATACCTTTCTTTATTCTTTTATATGTCCTTTATGTTATCCTTAGTCTAGACTAACTATCTTTATTACGTCTAACAATCTTAGTCTTGACTAACTTTCTTAGTCTTTTCTAATATTTTTAATTAAAACTATACTCTTTTCTCTCTATTTCTATTGTTTTCTTTCTTAAATATCCTATATGAAGTTCAATGTACTAGTAGAAGCCTACCTATCTACACTGTTAGAGGATAAGGTTAAGCGTGATCGTTGTCTTTCTAGAGCTGATTCTGTCTATGGTAAGAAGACATCTGCCTATAAGTCCGGTGCTGTTGTTAGATGCCGTAAGGGTAAAATCTGGAAAAAGAAATGAATTCCTCCTTTGATCAATTAGTAAACTTTCTTCTTGAGTCCTTTGATAAGGAAAAGAAAGAAGGACTTCATGGATGGTTCAGTCGTAATAAAGGTAAGGGATGGGTAGATTGTAAGACTGGTAAATCATGCGGTAGACAGAAGGGGGAAAAGCGTAGAAGTTATCCGGCCTGCCGTCCTACCATGGCAATGTGTACCTCAGCTAAGAACAAGAAAAAAGGCTCCAAACGTATTAGCTGGAAAAAGAAGTAATTCTATTCTATCCTATATCAATATGTCTATAGATGTAATTGATTATATTCTAGATCTAATATTAGGAACCTTAATTGTAATCCCTTTTATTCTTTCTCTTCTCTCCGTTCTCTTCGGTATTGTCTATTATCTAATCTATCCTTCTAGAGGTAATAAGGCCCAGGATTTAACTATATCTGGTATCTCTATCTCTATAGCTATTCTTATTGTTATCCTCATTCTCCTATCCCCGCTTCTTATTATTAGCTACTTCCTTTAATCTGTTTTAATTTAAGTCTTGTACTTCCCTTATACTCTAGGTATGCAAAATAAAAACACCCATGAGAGATTCATACGCCTACGTTAAACAGATGCGTTTGGTCTATGGGTTCTTTAACTCCGATGATCAGATTCTTTATATTGGATCATCCTTCCTTCCTCTAGAGAAGCTAGAATACAATCATCGGAATGCTCTAGAGCTTTGGCCTAATGAAGAACATACTCGCTTCAGGACAATGCTAAGTGAATTAGATCACGATTGCGGGGGGTTTAGAAGACTTATAGAGATGAAATGTACACGCCCGGTTATCGAAGCCCTAGAAGGTCAGCTTATTAGAGCATTCAATACACCTCTTAATGATGATAGGGATCCTGTTCGTTCTTCCAAATTATATGGACGCTATTAAATAAATATATAATATGAATAAAGACGCACATTTAATGTTTGAAGCTTTTTTAAATAATCAAAAACCTAACTCTAATACAACTTCCGAAGATCCTATGTCCAGGATTGAGGCAAAGAGGAAGGAGAGAAAAAACATTGGCTCTGTTCGCTCAGAGGATGCCGAAACTTGGGGAGTTGAGAATAAGCTTAAAGAAGCTCTAAGAGAGGTTGAAGGTGTTGGATATGGCGGTGATGGTCTTGATCCTCTAGAGGTTGCCAGGCTTGTTGTTGGCTCCCAGGGTGATTGGGGTGATAGCTATGAGTCTTTAGTTCAAGCTCTAGCCCACGTCATTAAAGAATATCACAGTAAAGGCATCCAGGATTCCTAATTATGAACAAAGACACACACTTAATCTTTGAGGCTTTAATGTCTAGCCAAAAAATAAAAGACATCAAAGGTCATTCAACAGAAGCTGAAATCGAAAAGCTTCTCAACTACCTTCGTCAGGACTATTCCAGTGGTCTTGGTCTTGATAATGAAACCCTTGGCGATGTTATTCACGAAATCGAAGACATCATTCGAAGTGGTACCTCAGCTCACGGTAGTGAAGATGCTGAGTCAGATGAAAAGCACTGTGCATACGCTGCAAAGGGTTGTGATTGTGGAGAGTGTGAAGGGTGTCAGGATAATGCCATGAAGGGTGAAGATGCTGAATCTTCTAACGTTGACGTCGATACCTTAATTGATACAATTAAAGAGTATCAGGTTAAGAAGGGAAATAGAGAGTATGCATATTCATACGTTGTCGGTGTATTAAGCTCTATTATTAAAGAAGCCCTCCATTCACCTAAGAACCTTCAGAGCAGTATTAATCGTTCTTACCAGTCCTTTACAGAGAAGAAATAATTTATTACATGAACAAAGATTCTAATCTTATTTTTGAAGCATATAAGAAGGTTAATGAAGTTTCTCTCTCTTATGATAGAGAAGGTAATGCGTATGATTCATTGCAGGATTATCACAATGCAAATGTAGCTAAAGAGCAGAAGACAGACATTGTACCCTCTGATGAAGAGATACAAGCTGCATTAACCAGCTTTAAAAGCAAGTCTACAGTAGAGGAAGTAAAAGAAGCTATTAATGCAGTTGTTGAATACTACAAGCCAACTTCGGAGGAGGAGCTCAAGGACTACATGTATGAAGATTATTGTGATATAAACAATCTCGGACTCGGAGTTGGTAAGCAACAATATCCATATAAAAAAGACGCAGTCGCCGAGGTTGCTGTAAGACTTGCAGATACAAAGAGAATGTGGAGACAAAAGAAGGAGCGTAATGCACGTGGTGAGAACGCTGAAGAGGGCTCAAGAGAAGAAGATAATTCTTAATGATTTAAGCTAATAAATATTTTTATGCACAGAGACGACACTAACTTAACTAATGCTTATCGTAGGGTATATCTTACCGAAGACGCAGACTTCCGTGATCAAGAACTCGGAGTAGATCCTGAGGAAGCTAAAGTCTATGATGATGCAAAGAAAGATATCAGCTATGAGAAGTATCCATTCTGGGATGCTTATCATGCAGTAAAAGAAGGCGCTTGGACAGAGGACGATTTCGTTCAATGGGCACGCTCTGTTTGGGCTGATGGTGCAGACAATCAAGCTTCGCATTCTTATGGAGAAGATGCAGAGGGTATAAAATCAAATAACGTTGATGTTAATACTTTTATTGATGCTTTGAAAGCGAGAGAAATTAAAAAAGGTAATAAAGACTTTGCAAACGCAGCAGTAATAGGGGTTCTAAGCGCTCTTGTAAAGGACGTACTTAACGGTGAATCGTCTAAAGACATACAACATTCTATTAATAGAATGTATGAGGTTTATTCAGAAGAATAATATACCTTAATGGTATATGCCTAAAGCAAAGCTCTCTCTCCTTAAAAAAGGAATTCTAGATGAATTTCTGTCTGACTTCCTTACCCTACCCTGGAAGGTAAGGAAAGAACTCCTAGACCCTATCTATGAGTTGTATGAGGATGATCCAGATATTACCCAGAGAGATATCTATTCAGCTCTCTTCTATATGACCTATGGGTTTGATCCGTCTGTTAAGATTACCCCGATTGCTGAGGTATTTAAGATGTTTAAGATCTACAGGGATAAATGGATTATGATCGATCTAACTGACGTTTAACGTCTACCGATCCTGAACCATATCATCATCTGTGTTCCAACTATAGGAATATAAAAAAGAGGCTAAGCTTTTATATGAGCTCTTTCTCAAGTACTGCAATTTGATAATTGATCTGATCCTGCAAGTTAGCACCATACATCATATGCTGTTTAATCATAGATTCAAGCACAAACACAATGTGGTGTTGATCCTTTTTAGCTTTAATCAAAAGGTTTACTAAATCGGATATACTCTTTCGTTCTTGGGACATATTCTATCCCAAGTATTTATTCTATTAAAGATGAGATAATCAGCTACTAACACTACGAGAGAAATTCTTGACCGCAGACCTTGCACCATTAGGCTCATAGTACATCTTAGTATTCTTAAAGGATTGCTGAGACATAATTTGAATTTCAGCGCCTGTCTTATGAGAATATACCATTCTTCCAAGTCTTGGTGTACCGAGCTTATGTTTGTTAGCACAGGTAGAACATGCTACCGTTGTAGGTAAGATCTCTAATCTCTCCTGTTCAATAGCACCTGAACACAATCTACAGATCATATTAACTAGGATGCGTTATCCGAACAATAACTATCAAAGTTAAGCTCTTCTTTAAGGTCATCTATAACACCGTCAAGCATCATAACTGCCTCACGTTCCTCGATTCCATCATACCAGAAATCATGTAGGTTGACAACATCAGGTAGATCAGAATAAGAGAGTCCGAACGTCTTATGACAACGGATGTTTAGAGCGCGTTTAAAGTCTCTAAAGCTTATAGTAGGTTCATTTAGTATGTTCATATTTCTATTAAATTAACTGCCCCATGAGAATTCAAATACTCTTGTACCGTCTGAACGAGGATCCAATTCGTAGAAACCTTCAAGGAAGAGACAAGCAGTGGAGCCATCATTTGGATCAATAAGCTGTCTACCCGCCTCATTGATCATTTCCTCCCAACGAGGGTTTGGCATGACTTCACTATTGACCTGCTCGTCGCTGATCCTCCAATAAGAAGAGAAGAAAATGCAATTACCTTCAAACACCGGCTCGTCTGACCAGATATCTGGATGCCTCACAATCCACTCTTCCGTACCTCCATTAGAAACTGAATCAAACATTGAGAACTCTAGACCCACTCTACCAAGCTTACTCTTATGCTTACACATTCCCTTTGTAGCCTTCTGCAGAGTATTATAAGAAGAAGTTGCGGTAAGCTCTAAAAGAGGCGATGTTGCTTTAATTGTCATACGATGAGTATATTCGATTTATCAGGAAGCTTCAAGCTTATTTGATAGGAGACGGGTGGGAGAGCTTCTTCCATTCTACAAGACTATTAACAACAATAACGAGATCGTTAATAGTCTTCTGCTGCTTTTCAATCTCCATATACAGAGCTTGAATCTCTGCAACAACCGCTGGGTTAATAAGAGCTCCTTCGTGTGTATTTTTAATTTTCATACACCTATTATGGCTAAGGTATATGGAACCTGCAAGCCTATACAGTATGATCGGGGTAGGTTGACCCACCCGGAAGACCTACATCATTATTAGTAAAATTCAGATCAACATCTGCTTTATATAGATAGTCCTTCTCAAGAAGGAGCTCCTTCTTAGCTTGATCGAGATCTTTATTAGTCGGGTATTGTTCCAAATGATCAAGAGACTTCTTAAGAAGATCTGAGATAACATCATTAACAGAGATATCCTTTTCACAAGAATCAGAAATAAGCATCTCGAGTACCTCTCTAGGCCATTCGGAGATCTCAATCTCCATCTTTACATAAGGACGAAGCTCGATTGAGCCATCATCATGATGTTTAACACTAAACTTAGTTCCAGGACCTGCTCCAATCTCCTGAAGTTCTTCTTCAGTGAACTGAATATAGGCATCGTTAGTTGGTTGTAGTACTTTCTTTGTCATAATTGTTTATAGAATTGTATATGATTTCAACAGCCTTATCAACTGTCAATTCGTTATAATAAGGACTTTTATATGGAAGCCAGACTTCTACATTTGCATCAGCTTCATAAGGAGAATCAATTCCTGACATATTTTCAACTACTCCATCTCTGAACATTCTATAAAGTCCTTTAGAATCTCTTTGTTCACAAATCTCAAGAGGGGTATCTACAAATACTTCAATAAAATTAGCATTTGAATAACTTGTAAGAATATGACGAGCTTGTTTTCTCATTTCTATAAGAGGGGAGATACTAGCAACAATGACAGCTTCTGTCTTTTGGCATTCAATCATATTCCTGACAGCATAGATCATTCTATTAACTGCCTTCCATCTTCCCTCTATATCAAAGCCAACAGGTGTCTTTGTATCAAGTCTTAGAGTGTCACCATCAGCAACACCTGATCTAATACCTTCTATTCTTAATTTAAAATTAAGAGCATTAGCAATAGAAGTCTTACCAGCACCAGATAGACCTGTTAACCAAATTACTGTAGGTTTCATACAGTCTTCTCTCTACCAAGCCACCTCTTATCCCATTCAGCTTGAGGTGTATATTCCTGAATAGTCTCCCAAAGAGAATCAATAGTGTGACAGATTTCTACCTTCTTCTTACCAACTGTCTTATAAGCTTTGTTAGGCTTTCCCTTCCCAGTTAGAGATGGTCTTTCATAAAGATACCAATCAATCCATCCAATCTGCTCATCATTGAAATGAGACTTCAAAAGGAGATCAACCATCCTTTCATAAGGTTCAGTGTAACTTAACAGATCAATACCAAGATCATAAGTCTTTCGACCCTTTTCATGCATTAGCTGAAGCTTTAAGATAATTTCTTCAAAGAGTTCTTTTGTCATAATCTTATTCTATATACTTTAGGAGGAGGTATCAAGGATCTTCTTTATATGCTACACAATTGATTCTGGAGTTAAGATCAGAGATAAGACTAGCAGAAATTCTAGAGCCATCCTGAAGAGTTACACCTAGCCACCAATGACCATTATCCATTCTTTCTAGATGAAAGAACTGAACATCTTCTGCAATAATCTCATCAAGATTGCCTTCACTATTATATCGAAATTCCCATTCAGGTTTCATATTACCAATTATCAAAGTCTAGACCTCTTTGTGTCATGATCTCCCAGAACTCTTTTCTAGCTTCTTCGAGAGCATCATAATAATCATCAGACTTTCCTTTATTGTCTCCAGTGTCTTCTGGATACTTGATCTTGTCTCTTAGGTATTGATCCATGTCCCAGGCAACCAAATACCAGCTAGTGGCATTGGATGCAAGTTTGAAGTCTGATTGTTCCTCTGGTAGATTAAAAGTTAATGTTCCTGTGGGCATATTCTTATTATATATCTTTATGATGGAGTGTCAAGAATTATTTTTCACATTGTGCCAAGGCCACTTACCATTCTTCATAAAGTAATCATAATTCGGATCCCTGTTTGCTTTCACTACTTTAAGTTCTTCTATCATTCTTTCAAGCTTTGCTACTTTCAGAGCTAAATCAGATGCTGCTTCTTCCCATGACTTCTCATCCTTTGATTCCTTACATTTATTACAAGGACACTTCCAAGGCTTTTCAAAATAATCTAAAACATCCTTACCTTCATCAAATCTCTCTTCAAGATTCTCAGCTGTTGTTTTATCATCTTCCCAATCATTAGGAACACCCTCATCAGCCATCCAATCAATTGTTTCGCCTTGGAACTCATTAGGAAATGACTTTGGTAAATCATTTAGAGTATCTGCATACTCAGTAACTCTCTTCAAAAGCTCTTCAGCATTAAACTCTACCTCTTTTACAGGCTGTTCAAAGTCACTTGGATCATAATCCTCAAATCCCTGGGTCTTCATATTCTTAAGTTCTTCAACAGCTTCTTTTACTTGTTCTCCTTCTAAAGGATCTTCATTGCTAAATTCAGACTCAACAAAATCAATGATATTTTTATTGTACTTTTCCTCGAATGCCTTATCTCTCTGCTCATTCAACCAATCAGAATAATGCTTCGGATAAGCTGATGCTGCACCATCATAACCACCCCAATGGAGAGGGTACATAGGATGCTTTTGAGATTCCTTTTTTAGCTTTTCAACTTCTGCTTTTAACTCATCCCTCTCTTTAAGAAATCTCAAACAGGCATTTGCTACAACAACACCATGATTTTTTAACTCAGCATGGTTAATGATATATTCACGAACACCATTCCACTGATTTCGCTGATAAACATTACTCTCCTTAAGTTTATCAATTTCTTTCTGCAACTTATTCATATCATCATAGCTAAAGCTTTGGGCATACTTGTCTTGATAATCTCTCAATTTACTCTTCAGTGCTTCAATCTCTTTATTAGCAGCATTAAGTTGGTGCTTATATTCATCCCTCTCTTCAGCACACTTCTTATAGTCATTCTGAATAATTTGAGTCTTAGCCTCATTAAAGGTTATACCATAGCTCTTCCCTTCTTTCTGAAGCAGTCTTTCAATCAACTCAACATTCTCAGTAATCTTCTTTACATACTTCTCATTAACTCTTTGAAGAGAATCTTTTAATTGCTTTTGATCTTCAATATCTTTTTTAAGCTTTGCATTCTCCTGTCTAAGCTCTACAGCAGCATTGTGCTCCTTAGTCCCATCTTCTTCAATGGACTTGAGAAGAGCTTTATTGTTTTCATTCTCAGTCCAAAGTTCTTTATAAAGCTTTATAAATTCATCTGCTGTATATACTTTATCATCAACAGTAAAAGTTGGTGTAGTTGTATAGGACCAAAAAGGCCAAGGTTGCTTACTCACAAGCTCTTCAGGTGTTGTAGAGTCACCAGCACTACCAAATTTTGGGAATAGATTAAAATTCATTGTTTATATTATGATTCGAATAATCAAGATGTCAAGATTAAAATCCAAACATTAATGCAGTTTGTGTGATAATAGGTTGGTTACCTCCATGAAACTTAAAGTCTCTACTAATAATTCCACCTAACTGACAATCTCTCTTCTTGGACACTCTAAGATGATACTTGGATTGTAACCTGTTAATATCTTCTATAAGATCTCTACTATCATGATATGAGCCAATATAGTCTATTACTTTAAATTCTCGTTCTTCATAAGCTCTCAATGTCATTGTAAAGAGCAACAGTATTAGAGCTGTAGTTTTGTACATATAATAAATATAAATGAAAGTTTAGAAAAATCAATAAGTATCAGTGATGACTGATAATATACTTGTAATCTCAGATGTTCATTTAGGCTCACCTGTCTCAAGGGTTAAGTCATTAGCCAAAGTTTTAAAGAGTGAAAAGTATGATCATTTGATTATAAATGGAGATTTATTTGACTCATCAGCCATACACAGATATAAAAAGCATCACTGGAAGATTCTAGCTCTCATTAGAAAGATAGCTAAGAAGAAAGAAGTCACCCTCATTAAAGGAAATCATGATATCAATTCAACATTCCTTATTAAAGTTCTTGGTTTAGAGTTTATTGACAAGTATGAATTGACACTTAATAATAAAAAGTTCTTATTCATTCACTTCCATCAATTCGATTCATTCATAAAGAAGTACCCAATTGTAACTCATATTGCTGAAAGCATTTACTATTTCTTTCAGAGTATTGATAGATCAAAGAAGTTCTCTAGATGGTTAAAAAGAACATCTAAAGTATTCCTAAATGTAAAAGTAAAGATTAGGAATAAGGCTTTAGATTATATTAAAGACAAAGACTATGATGCCATTGTTGGAGGACATATTCACTTTGCTGAAAGCTTTAAGTGTTCAGAATCAGGAAAAGAATATTACAACTCAGGATCTTTTTGTGACGAACCTTGTCACTATCTTTTAATTGACAAAGAAGCTAATGTTACTTTGAAAGAGATTTAATTACCAACCACCATAATACCTATTTTTAATAGCTCTTAATTTAGCATGCAATTGCTTGAGAATTTTATCATGTGCTACTCTACCTTGAGGGTCTACTGTTTCAAAATAATCTTCTCTTCGCTTATCTGATTCAATCTGTTTAATTTTCTCTTTAAGTTCTTTTGATTGTGCTAATAGTTTAGCAGCTTCCTCATCTGTTATATTAGGGTTTCTCAATGAGAGTGTCTGACTATTTCCCATAATACTCTCAACTAATTTATCAAATTTCATATAATATTATTTATCTATGTTACTTTGAAAGAGATTTAAAGAGCTTGTTCTAGGTTTGATCTAAAGAGCTTATTAAATTCAATCATTGGTGTCCATTCAGGGTTCAATGAATAAATTTGATACACTTGAAAGGAATCAGGTACTTTTAAATTAATTTTTACTGTACCTTTATCATGATAATTTGTAAAGTCATTAGCATATTTGTTGAGAATAACTTCCTGTGCATTTTTAGCAGCTTGTATAGTTTTTTCCCTAATTTGTTGAATCTGTTCATCAGAAAGACCTAAACCTTTGAGTTCTTTGACAATAACCTGTGCATTATATCTAGGGGCACCAGTCTTTGGATCATAAGCAATGTGATCAAAAATCTTTTTACCAATACCTTTCAATCCTTTAGATGCTGGTCTGTCATAATCCCCAAAAACAGATTTAACAACATCTGATTTTTCAAAAGATTCCATAATACTCTCAACTAATTTATCAAATTTCATATAATATTATTTAATCAATTTGTTTTTTTTAGTTAAATCTCATAAAACCAATTCTTCTTAAACTCTTCAAAACTCTTTAACCAGAGATTAAATTTCCTAAGTCTTTTAGCTCCTTTTCTACCCTTCTTCTTTACCTTCTTAACTCCCTTTGTAATCATCCAGAAGAACATCAGCATCCCAAATGCTAATAGACCTACTGCTACATGACCAATAACATGAATATCATTATACTGCATTTAGTGTTGTCCACCTTCCCATGTACTACCACAAGGGCCACCACTCTCATTAACATCGATCACAATATCTTCTCCTTCAGGTGTTATCAAGGGTATATAATGTCTGCTGATGCGCTGAGTGGATTTTGGAACATAATGGCAGATAAAGGATCTACGAAATCTGTCTTTGGATCTATTTGGCCCTGAGCCATGAATTGAACTACCATTAAAGAATAATGTATCACCTGATTTCATAATACAAGGAACAGCCTTTTTTCCTTTTGGAGTTGGTACAAAATGGTTTGTGAATGACTCTGCTGCATTGGCTTCTTTTGGACATATAATTTCCTCTTCTGCTGTATCTGCTACAAGATACATTCCACCATTCTCTGGATCTGCATCATCGATAGCAGTCCATGCTGCAACACATGTTTGTGGTTCAACTAAAAGATAGAAATTATCTTGATGCATTGCCTGTCCTCTAGAGCCTGGTGGTTTGTAGTAAAACATGCTTTGAGCAGCAAGTACATCTTCTTGCATAAGCTCTTTCAAGCAAAAAAGAACAGCTGGATGGACAAGATTTTTGCGTGATACAGAGTCATAACGATGTGGTTGCAGCACTCTCGGAAATTCTTTTAAAGGGTCTCCATTTGATTCATCTTTAGAGACAGGGTAAAAATAATCTTCAATAGTACCACTCTTTGCAATTCGATCAAAGGTATTTTTAATTTCTTCAACTTCAGCTTCAGAAAAGAGACCTCTTGCTACAGCATAACCATGTTGCTTAAAGGAGGCTTTCATCTCTTCAAGGTTAACAGATTCAGGGAGTGTATATGTACTCATATTATTATTTATCTTCCTGCTATAAGCATTACTCTAGTTATAATCTCTTCCAAATCATCCTTATCATATCTTGGATGCTGATCCCAGTCTGGATCTCCATAATGTTCCAAGTACCAATCGATTTCATTAACTATGGATTTAGACAGAAGATTAATAAGTTCAGCTTCAGCTTCTTCTATAGTATCCCAATCTGTATCTTCATAATCATGGTTGATATAACCAGCATGTTGGACTGTATAAACAACCTTCTCGCCATATTGATAATCAGTAATGATATAGAAATGACAATCTCGATCTTTATAATAGTCCACACAGACAGTGTTATACCACAACTTATTCAGTTCTATAATTTTCTCATGATTGGTCATTTTATTAAACTTTATTATACCACTTCCTAAATTCTTTGCAATAGATTTTCTTACAGTCTTACAGAATCCTTCCCAAGAACCACAAGAGGATTTCCAATCAGATGTTTTAGGCATTGGTATTTTCATAACCCATATTAAGTTCTTGAGCCTGTGCAGTCAATTCATTTAGAGCTTGTTCCCTCTTAGCAAAATTAATTATATTCCTTCTGAATCTCTGATAATCTCCTTCATAGATTCCCCAGTCTCCATTACTGAGCTTGGAGACAGTTTGACCATTAATAAACTTTGTCCAGGCTGGAATCAGATCCTTAGGGATAGCATTTATAATATCAGCTTCTGGAATACATCCATCCTCTTTAGCCTTTAGATTTGGAATTACATCACTCATTGTCTTTCTTCTCAAAGATGTGCCCAACAACCTCTAGGGTATCATTAAGGAAATTGGAATCATTCATAGCAAACATCATAGTTCTTCCAAAGAGGAACATTCCATCATCCCAGTAAACCTCTTGAGTTGTCTCATGTTGATCATCTCCAGGTCCAGACAACCAAATAAAATTAACAAGGTCACCCTCATAAATCTCTTTGCCATTCTTATCCAAGAGTCCAGTAAACTGTTGAGGGTAAGAGACTCCTCCAGCAATTCCCAGATTTGCTCCCTCATAGATATCAAAGTCTACAAACTCTTTTGTAAGAAATGCCCAAACTCTGAATTTTAGTGCTCTATTTTCTGTATTCATTGTTCCTATATAGTATAGGTTTTAGGTGGACACTTCAAGCTACTTCTTAATCTTCAGACTCTTTACATCAACTCCAAACTTCTCAGCAATGTCCTTCAAAGTAACTTCAGTTACTAGGTTTGGATTAGAGATTCTATTTCCTTTTGAATCAAACCAAGCTTCAGATCCAAAAGAGTCCTTGCGATGAATCAAATTATTATTCTCATCATATTCTTTCCAAAATTCAAATCCATCTGAGTTCTTGTAATGAATCAGATTATTATTCTCATCATATTCATACCAAGATTCAGATCCATCTGAGTCCTTGTAATGAATCCGATTACTATTCTCATCATATTCATTCCAATATTCATATCCATCTGAGTCCTTGATATGAATTTCATTTCCCTTTGAATCTTTGGTTACGAGTGGATAATTGATTACAGGTTTGTTTTTCATGTTTTTATATTCTATATGCTTTAGGAGGAGGTGTCAAGATAATAATCAGATCTTCTTATTCCAAACAATCTCAAAGAGATAACACTCCCAAGCAATTCCTATCTTTGTATATGAAGAGCAATTAAAAAAAGTTGGACATACCTTCTTCTTATTAAGAACAGGAAACTCCCAAAGACCTATACTGAGCTTATTCCAGAGATAATTCTTACAGAAATACATCTTAGCAGGTTTTGCATTCTTTAGAATCCTCTTTGTCTTTTTGGTTAAAGGCTTGGAAACATCCACATAAGTTTCATTGTTCATTCTTATTTTCTTCATACTTCTATCCCTTCAATATATAGTATTTCTCTATCAAATTCAATAGTTATTTCTTCTCCATTCTTTGGAATAATCTTTAGATCACACTCTTTTGAATAAACTCTCTGAGCATTAAGAACATCAAACTCTTTGGTCAGAGGATTACAATCCTTATCAATTCCATTATCAATTGTTACTCTGATTCTTTTCATAACTTGGTGCAATACTCAAAAATGCTCTTTCCTTAAATTCAACAATCATTTTTCTCAGTTCCTCAGACTTCCCTTCTCTAATAAGACTAATAGGAGTTCTATTTTCAAGAGCATTATTAGGAGTAGAAAGCCAAAGAACAACCTTATCAGCCTCTAAAAATGTCTTCAGCTTCATCACCCAGATATAAAGATCAGTATGAAGATTTGCAGAGTCTAATTCCATAATCTTATTCTATGTGTTTAAACAAAATTGTCAATCCTCAATATCAGGCTTGTGATGATCAAATGTAACCTCATCATAATTTCTAAACTTAGCTCTTAGCTCAGCAAATGAAATAGGCTCAGGACAAATCTCCACACCTACATCCATTGTCTTTGCCTTATAGAGGATCTTTCCAAGCTCAGACTTATAGAGATTACCATGGGAATGACTATGAAGCTGCCAAGCTCCTTTATGCTGACCATTCCAAGTAGCCTGGGCATAATGATTCAGAACAATTGGCTGACCATTGATTACAATCTCTAGATAATTTGGAACAAAGTGAACCTTCTTATACTCAGTTGCTCCTGGTAGGAGAACATTATCCTGAACACTATCAAATAGCTGCTTATACCCTGCCTGATGATTACCAGGAAGAACATAAAGCTCTTTGAAGTCTAGTCTCCTAAAAAGACTTAGAAGCCTCTCATCAGCATTATGACCAAAGATTGTATCACCTAGAAGGAATCCAATAGTACTAGCATTAGCCTTCTTATTCCAATTCTGGATTAGACCCTCATCATGAAGCTCAACACTACTATAACCTCTGGACTTCCAAAGAGGTGTCTCCCATCTCTCACACTTGTGTCCTATGTGAAGACATCCCTGGAAAAGGAAATCATGATCCTTTCCAGAGAACTTTAGAGACTTATAAAAGAGATCCTTCATTATTCCTAAAGTATAAAGGAAATCTTAGGACAAGGCAATTAAATTCTACCTAGTACATCTTCTACTGGAATAATGTATCCAATAGTATGAGGTTTAGTGCAATCATCTCCCTTAATAGTCAATGTTGCCATCTCTGTGTTAATGCTTTTAACTTCACCACCTAGAGTTGAGCTATATACACTCTTCTTAAAGTGTACTCTCTGCCCTACTTCATAGGGAACAGTTACATTATAATCTTTAACCCATTTCTCTACAGCCTTACCAGTAGCTTTATGAACAATTGCCCAAACACCATCTAATGTATCAACTAAATCTGAATCAGCATCCCAACTCCATCGATCATCACAAAATCTTGCTAACTTATAGCCATCATAGTCACTATTATCAACAATCTCCTCAGCACACCATAGAGCTTCCTTATCATCAATTCCACCATCACTCTTCCAATAATCTTTAAGCAATTCAGCCACCTTTACAGCTGCTACTTCCTGTACTTCTTTGCTCCATTTATCTGGTCTCTTTGGAACAGCAATATCTACATTAAAGCCTAATTCTGTTGTTTCTGTTGTAGTCATATTATTCTGTTTCTGTAGAATCACAAAGATTAAACCACTTTGTATATGTATCAGGACATATTACATTACCATACTCAAGAGCATTAATAACAATATACCAAGATTCCTCCTCTCCAACTGCTTTAGCTATAGTTTTTATTGCATTTACAATTTGTTGATCCTCAGCATTCATTTTTTTTGGTCTACCTAGAAATTATTACAGCTTCACAATCTGCTTTTACTGTATCAGATATTCTATGAAGTTCATGTCTCCCATAATACCATTCATTTTCATCAGTATGAACATTTAGCTTCATAGGTGTTTGAAAAGGCAATTGAGGTGTGTCATAACCCCCCTCGTAGCCATCCACAAATACAGGCAGTTCTGGATCAAACTTCTGTAGCATTTCAATTAGTTGTTGTACCTTCATAAATTAAATTCTCCAAGTTGTTCTTCCACCATGAGGGCCACATGTCTCACAATAACCATCACTTGATTCATAATCATCAGATTGGAAGCATTCTACAAGATCTTTAAAGGAACAAGTACCATCCTTGATTCCTTCTTTGAGTTTCAAAAGAAGATAATCTAAAAGCTCATCATCTTCTTCAGGTTGTTTAACACCTTCCTCTACTTCTCCACTCCTCCATACACCATTGATACTAAACCCCCAATTGTAACAAGAAGCTTCATCATATACAATTGTATACTTTGGTTCATCCTCTTCTAAAGGCTTATCCAAATCAATCTCAACACCTTTAGTTAATTCTTTTGCTTTTTCTAAAACTTCTTTAAGGTCTTTCATATTTCTCCTTTGGAATATAAGTCCTTTGGAATATAAGATGAATATTTCTCCTTTGGAATATAAGATGAATATGTCAAAGATATGTGCTTATATACATTAAATTGTTTTTTACACTCATTACACTGAAGCCCTCTAAAGAAATCATCATTAGGGTTATAGAAGATTTCATGTGACATTTGAAACTCATAACCACAATGAGGACAAACAATCTCCTCTGTAAATGAGCAATCAATTTCCATATTTTTCTCCAGTATAGTATTTGTAAACTCTCTTCAATGCTTTAAGATCCTTTGTATTCTCTTCAATGTCTTCAATGATATAAGGCCTTGGATTCTTTATCTCTTCGAGACATTTAATATTCTTTGAAAGTATCTCAATAGTCTCAGCCAATGACTTAGCAAATGCCAAATCTAAATGTTCATCATTAAGTTCTATTTGCATATTAATCCTTCTTTGTGAATTTCCAGACAATATTAATATCCTTTAGGATAAAAAGCAAGAAGATAGGAAGAGGGATCTGATTAGTGCAATAGAAGTAAATCAGCAGTCCAAGCCAAAATGGATAAAAGAGAGGAATAGAGAATGTTTTAAGTTTCATAATCTTATTCTATATGCTCTATGAGGAGGTGTCAAGAGTTATCTTCAGCTACTTCTGGTACAAAGTCTTTAGGAATCTTATCATCCAACCACTCTTTTGGTCTCTCTGTATATTCGGATACACAATCTCCTAACAAACAATGGTAAGCACATTCTAAACCAATAAGCATACCATACATATACTCATTACAGTTATAGATGCCATTCTGCTTTTGGATATCAATTAGATCTTTTATCTTTTCTGCTGCTTCTTTCATATTAAAAGTTGTGTCTATTTTTCCACATGAAGTCATTTACCTGTGTGGCTGTCCATTTTTCAGGTACTGTAACAGGCAAAGTACTCTTTGTTCCATCATAGGATGTATGTGTTATTGGAGTTGTTTCTCTACTATTATAAGCTTTGATATTTGGATCATATACAGAAGTATTTGAATTAGGAAGATTGTGAGAAACAGTTTGCCAAGGCATAGTGGGATTTGTGCCAGTATCTGCTGGTACAGCTTTTATTGAAAAAGGTTCCTGACAAGTTGGACTATTACTATAAACAGCAGTCCTTCCACAATGAGGACATTTTAATCCTTCTGGTGAAATAACCATATGTAGTAACATTGGAATACCAGTGTTTTTACCACAATGAAGACAAGTAACATTATTATTGTAAGGTGTAGGATTTATATAAGGTTCTTTTGGCTTTATAGGGCCAGTAAACCTCTCATCCAAATAAGGACTATGACCTACAAGCTTCTCAATTAGCTTCTGAATAATAATAGACTGATCCATAATACAGTCACTATTATGATTAACAAGCTTTTGAAGCTCATCAATTTTTTTGTTTAATTTTCTAATTTCTCTTTGCATATAATCTTTCAATTCTGTTCATATCTTGTTTAATATTCTCAAAAGATGTACCATATTTTCTTTGAGTATGAAAAAAAAGAATCCAATCCTTCCATGATAATTTCCTACCAGTTGTTTCATGAACATGGAACACACCATTAAGCTTTCTGCCTAATTCAATTGCATCTTTTTTATTTTCAAACTGTCTTTGATCCATACCATGAAGAATTTGCCAACTACCATCCTCAAGTGGCATTGGAATGCAGTATTCAACTTGGTACATGAGATTCATAGATATTTAAATTTTCTCAAACACTCAAATTGTGCCATAGTTCCTTTAAAATTAATAGAAGAATCATTTGTATTAATACTTTTAAGATTTTCAATATACTCTTCTAATCTTTCTACTCTATTTTTTAGAGAAAGTATTTCAACATCTCTTGCATCCATTTCTGCACTAAAGCAGATTGTTTCTTTATTATCACTCATAGTTTCTTCCATTCCTCCAATGTTCTCTGAATATCAATCTTTTTCATCTCACTAGCATACTCTAATGCCTTCTTATCAATCCAGCTAGGTTTACTTTTAAACTTACACCAAGCCAAATTTAGAAACCATACAAACTGAACAATATAATTCAGAGGAAATACTACATACATTGCAGAGTTGATCCTATAATCAAAATAAGCAGACTTCATCCAATAAGGAGGAATAATATGCCATGAAACTCTTTGGTAAATTAAATTCTTCATTTCAAAAAGTATAGCACAGTAAAGTAAAGTGTCCAGACAAAAAAAGCACAGATGAGGCAAAAGATTCCAAGTAGTGCTAAACCAAAGTCTCCAAAAAGAGAACCATCACTTGCATCATTTAAGTTTTTACCACCAAAAATGGTAAGAGCAATGGATAGGATAATAGGAATCCAAATGGATGAGAATGAGATTGTGAGTGCTAGGATCATAGATTAAATGCTTCCTCTACATCAGTTTCAAACTTCTTAATAGCTTTAACAAAGTCATGATGGTAATTTGATTGAATAGTTTTAATTACATCATCCCCAAGTCCAATAGCTGCTAACATTACCTTCCTTTTAATATCAATAAGATCATCATGTTTTTCTAAACCAGTTAGAAGTTCTTTTAGAACATTTTTAATTAAACTCTTATCACTTGTGCTCATAATATTATAAGTCCTTTAAAATTTCTTATGATATTTTCTATCAATCCAATTACTCATATTATTAGACAGGGTAACCTAAATCATCATATCTAGGTGGTAGTATATTCTCTTTTGGTATATATGAATTATAGCTTATTGAAATGTTTCTTTCAACATTAAATTCTTTTTCACATTTCTCACATTCAATTCCCTCAATATACTCATCATTATATTGAAAATTTTCCCAAGAATCAGTAAACTCATAACCACAATGAGGACAAACTATTTCATCTGTATAAGAGCAATCAATTTCTTTTTTCATATTAATTAAAAATTACATCTCCATTATAAACAATTTTCCAAGGATCTAATTCAAAGTCTCTTTCTACTTGAATTACACAACTAGCAATTTCAAGAAATGCTTCATCCATAGTTCTCATATGTTCAGGCATAACAAGAATCTGATCTAATGCTCTGAGTCCACATTTAATAGTAATCTCTGCTTTCTTCTCTTGAATTAAAAGTTCTAAAAGAGCTTCTCTAATTGCTAATCTCTTTGATGCAGCAACTACTTCTGGTGATGGTTTGGGTTTATAAGGAGTCATCATATTATTTTAAAAGTTCTGGATTCTCAAAGATATTTCCTTCAACCTTCATAGAATTAAGATCCCAATAATTCCATTGATACCCTTTTTCATTATCCCATTTGATAATCACTGATCTCTCATGAAAACCAGCTGGTCCAAAGTACATCATACCTCTAATAATATCACCCTCATAGATCTCAACTCCATTTTTATCTTCGAGACCAGTGAATTGCTGAACAATGTATTTGTCATCTAAGAACAATTCAGTATAGTTATAATCTTCTGGGTTCTTCCAGTTCAAATACATTGAATCCCAGACTCTAAATTTAAATTCTCTTTTCATATTACTTCCCCCAAGTAAAAACAGGTGCTCCGTTTGTATCGGTTGCCCAATGAGCAGCATTGTTTGCAACAGCTTCTTTTTGTATTTGTTTTTCTTTTGAAATTACACCAAATAGAAATACAATCATTGAAAGTAAAAAAAAATTAAAATAAAGTATACTACAGGTTTCATATTAGAGATTATCGTTGATTCTGTTGCGAATGTCAACAAGATTCTGATCGATTAGAAGTTCTCCATCTTCAAACACTGGAAGAAGTTCAGAATCTGTTCCTGCTTCTACCTCATCATAGAGATGATACTGTCCATCAATTGGGTCTATTACAACAGTTAAGAATCCCTTTGCACTATTCTTCATACCATCATCAGTCTTAGGTTTCTTGAAGATCTCCTTGACCTCTCCGTTGACAATACCAGCAGTTGCCTTAACAGCAAAGCCAAGAGTATCACGAGTCTGATACTGATAGGTATACGAACCAATACCAAAGACGATATTGTTGGAAGCAAATCCCTTGTTCTTCAAACGAGTAAGGATTTCATTTGCACGATCAAGTGTAATAGAATCACCATAGATCAGCCCAATGTGCGAATCCAAAGACTTGAATCCCTTATCGGTTACAGTACCACCGAAGGTCTCCCATAGAACTTCTACAGCACCATTGATTTCATTAAGATCAAGAATCTTATCAGTACCAACTTCCTTAAAGTATCCGTTATCAAGATATACTTCGTCTTCAGTGTAACCTGCAACGATCTTAACAGGATCTCCAGAGTCAGGACGAATGACAACCTTGCCATCACGAGCCATGATCTCAGCCTTCAGACTAGGAAGAATTTTGGTAAGAACTCCCCAAAAATCAAAGCTATCAGAGACAATAGAAACAATACCATTAGGATAAAGTTCGGTAATAAGACGCTTAAAGCTATCATACTCATCAGGCTCTCCCTCACCAAACTTGGCATTAAGAGTCATGACGCTATGCTCTGTAGCTGGAACAGAACAACCAACAAGCTCCTTGTCAGCATTAGCATTGTAGTAGTCTTCGAGGAAGTCGATAGCAGGAACAGTATCGGTTCCTACAAAGCTAGTCAAGTGACCTGCACCTGTCATAGCCGCATCCTCTGCTCCACTCATACCACGGAAGCTGAAGTCATGTCCTTGGAATCCAACAAAGGATGGATCAACTCCTGTTTCTTCTGCAAAGTTAAGAAGGAGCTTCTTATACTTTCGAGCAAGTGTAGCACTTGTGCAAGGCTTCCAAATAGTAGCTGAGAGAATAGTCTCAAGGAAGTTAGTAAGCCAGAAGAAATCAGGCAATGTATTCTCAATAGTAAATACTGGAATCTTGGCATCAACAGCAGCACCTTCAGGAAGAGCCTTGATAAGGATTGGTAGATAACCAAGATCATGCAGGGCTTCAATATGCGAAACATCAGCATCACCACCGAGGGAAGTATCGAGCCTTCTCTTGTAATAGGAAACAACCTCATTCTTTGGCTTACTAAAAAATTCCGTATTGAACTTCTCAATCAGAAAATCCTTGATAAAGTATTGAAGACCAAAGAATACTACCTTATCATCGGTTCCTTCAATCTTAGGAAGATACTTCACCGAACGAGGAGTAAGATTGGAATAGACAAGAGTAGTACCTTCTGGATACATCTTATGATGCTGGGTCTTGTAAAAATCGAGCTGCATTAATGGGCGTGTTTTCATTGCTTATATATTCTATACAATTTAATAGGAAGTGTCAAGCTTTATTATGGCATTCCAGTTCTAAATGGATCTTTTATAAGGCTTCTTAATCATTGCTTGGTTATAAACAACTTTTGCTTTATAAATCATACTAGGTGTTATAAAAAAAGAAGACAGCCCTCCTAAACATTCCCAACCTTCTTCAAGTTTTTCATTAACAGCCTTTTCTAAATCTTCGATTGTGTTTCTTTCAACAATAATATATTTCATATTACCAATCTCCGCTTGCTCCACCGCCACCAGAATCTCCACCTCCACCAGAGAAGGAATCATAGGACGAATCATATGAAGAACTGGAACTGCTGTCATCAGAACTCATAAGCTCTGAGATAATCATACCAGCAGCAAGTCCAGTAATAATATCATCGCTATCATCAGTAGTAGAACGATTACGATTAATTGATTCGCTTCTTGGTGCGACTTTCTTTTTGTTGTTTATTGGTTTTTTTGGTACGTTGTATCCCATATGTTTAGATTTGTATAGTGTTTAGTTTAATGTTTTCCTGATTGTTTGTAAAGGAGTTTGTGCATCCCAATGTATCAAACCTTTCCAAAAGGATGTTAACTCCTTTAGAATAGATGCCATGAGTTGTCCAAAGATGTATATTATATTGTAAAGGATAAGCTTTACGAATAGCATCTGCTACTCCAAGGAATGTTCCTCCTCCATCACAAATATCATCAACAATAACAAGATCAGTAACACCTTCCTTGATAAGTCTTTCCTTGGAAACAGAAAAGTCACTATCAACAAAGAATCCCATAAGAGATCCATCAATAGGACTTCTAGTTTTTCCACATTGGATTGCCTTATCGACACCAAGAGCACTACAATATCTTTGGGTCTTTTCATGTGCCCCCTTATCGGGTGCAATTAAGACAACTTTATCCAGTGTTATTATTCCAATTTTATGAAGATACTTTTCAATATACTTTGCTGGAGATACAGATTCAAGATGAATACCTGCTTGTTTGAATATTTCAATACTAGCATGTGAGTGCAAATCAATGGTTTTTACATGGGTAATACCAGCGGCAGAAATAAGACTAGCAAGTACGGCAATAGCAAGAGGATCACCATGCGTTGCAATACGATCTTGTCTGGCATAAGGAAGATAAGGGATTGTAATAGATGTAATATCATTATCTGTATCATATTCATAGGCATTAATAGCCATGAACATTCCAATGAGGTCATCCGAGCTTTGAATCCTAAAGACAGTATCAAATGCTTCAGGGTTCTCTACACGAACTCCGACTTCACCACCAGAGTATTTCCATGTCTTGTATGCTTGTTTCATATTTTTATAATCTATATCAAATTCTAGGAAAAGACAAGATTAATCTTCTCTTGGATCAAATTGTTCTTTGTACTCTTTAATTGCTTCACTCTTAATCTCTTCAATCCTCTGATTAAAAATATTCAAAAGGTAATTCATAAAGATTTTTGCTGAATCTTCCATATCACCTTCAAACTTCAGCTTATCTTCATTAAAATCTAAACAACCACTTACTTTAGTTCCATTGTCGAAGATAAACTTAATAGTATAATCTGGTTTAAAAAAAGATACATCATCACCACAAGTAATTTTACTCCAATCTATTGTATCAATTTTTAGTTCTTCGTTCATATTATTCAACAGTTATAGTTTCATTAAGTTTACTTTTTAACTATTTTTACAACCAGAAAAGCTAATCCTAATATACCAAAGAATGTACAGTTGTTAATTATTACCTTAATTAATAGTAAAGCATCTTCGTGTGTCATATTATCCCACTTTAAAGAAGTGTAATCCAAGATTACCAATGTTGCATTGTCTGGCAACAAATCTTGTAATCTTTTTAAGATCAGAATCATATGAGTTATTGAACTCATAGTTATGTGTACCAAAGAATCTAATAAAAGGTCTCCATGAGACTCTAAATGTATACTTGGTATTGAATATAACTGTGCTATAATCTATTAAGAATGTTTCTTCCATATTATTTCCTAATATAACACCAAATTGTAGCCAAGTCAATTACAAAAAGCAGAATGACCATAAAGAACATAATCATAGATTCTCTTGTTAATTTCTTAATATGATTAAAGTGTCTCTCATTGATCATATTTTGAGCAGATTTGAATACATCTAAATCAAGTCTATTATTTTTAATAACTTGCTCAGTTACATTTTTGAATATATCAAACTCAAACTCCTTCTCTTCAATATCATGCTCAATGTGCTTCTTAAATGCTTTGAATTCATCTTTATGTGAACTAAAATCTTGTTCCAAATCAATAATTCTCCTTCTGCTGTCATTAGCAAAGATTGAAATATCTCCTAAAGCATCTTCTAATCCTTCTACATTCTTTTGAGGAATAGAAGCTGAAACAATATTTGCTCCAATAGCTCCAGTCACTGTAATATCAGGCTTCTTCATCTTTAAATTACAATCAGTGCAATACTTTGCTCTAAATGATACAGGAACTCCATTCTTATCATATTGAGCATTGATTCTAAATGTCTTATTACAATCTCTGCATACAACATCTTCAACCTTAGTCACATTAGAAAATGGATCTGTAAAGTCATTCTCATTCATATTAGTCAATTAGATCTTCTCCAGAGGCCTCCCAAAAGGGCATTCCAGTGATTTTATTAATCCTAATGATATCTGCATCTATGCACTCTTCTAAAAGATCCATAAGAGCTAGTGGATGCTGCATTAGGAGATATGCTGCCCTTTCAATAGGTGTTGTTGGTTCAATGTTCATATTACTTTGAAAGTCTACCAAGTACAAAACCTATCGAATAAGTAAAGAAAGCTAATAGTATAATTGCTATTCTAGGGTCTATTGTTATGTTCATATTATTTTAAAAACAAGCATCCAAATTGCTACTATCAGTAATTACTACTGGTTTTGGTTTGTCATATTTTTCCTTTACCTTCTCATAAGCTCTGTCATAGACATCACCAATTGGATCTTTTACAACATCTCCAGTTTCATCTCTCCCATGTCCAAGTTCCTCTAATAGATTATGAAACTCATCAATGATCATTTTGTTATAGTAAACTTCCCTTGCATAATACTCACCATATTTGCAATCATGGCCTAAAAGAGATTTCTCAATAGAACAGCATCCTTCCTCACCACAGCATCCACACTTCTTACAATAAGCACTATCAAAATAATCTCTTTTCCAATCTATAAATTTTTGCCAAAGATTTTTAAAATAATTTATCATATTATTTCTTCCTTTCTCTATTATTAATAATCACATCACAGTCAATATCATAATCTTTATAATTCACAGGGTCTTTGATATAATAAGCTCCTCCACAAGTTTGTGCAAGGAATAAGAAATTCCAATATACCTGAGTCTTTAGAGCATAAACAATAGATTCATTACCAGACCAGCCACCAGTAGCAATCTTTAGCCACCCATTCTGTCTATTCCACATCCCATATCCTTTTTGATATGCCTTTTCAGCAAAATTCAAACAGTTTACAAAGTCTTCCATAGGCCATTTCTCAATAGCCTCAATAGTATCATCAGATGGATAACCATCAATATCAAAGGTTGGTTCTTTCATTTTTATAGTCTATATGCTTTAGGAGGACTTGTCAAGAATTAAATCCAAAAAGACCAAAAGCTATGCCATAACTTTGTGATCCAGTTAAACTTAACACCATCATAATATCTCACAATGAAACCATTAGGTGTATCATATATCTTATAAAGAACAATGCCTTTGTTTTCAATAAGCCAAATAAGCATATCATTAAAACTCTGAAATTGTCTGCAACAAGCAACATGTACACTCTGTTTTGTAGATGGAAACTTACAAAACAGATTTATAGGACCACCATCCTTACAATGATAGCTATTTGTCTTCTTTACAAGAACATCAAATTCTGAGCTTGAAATCTCTAGTCTGTCCAATCCTTTTGATGGATGACCATCAGTATTAATATACAGTTCAGTCATTTTTATATTCTATATGCTTTAGGAGGAGGTGTCAAATGAATAATCTCTTTTGTTCCAAATAATCTCAAACAAAAGCCTCTTCCATCTGATTCCAAACTTTGAATAAGATGAGCAATTAAAAGTAGACAACCTGGGAAACCTTGATTTATAAAGTTCAGCAGGGGTATCTGGAATACTCCAAAGACTAATAGTAATCTTATTGTTCAGCAGGTTAAAGCAGAAGTATTTCTTTGCTGGTATAGCTGTGTTTGGTATAAAAATGCTCATATTATTCTCCCCAAGTAATAGTAGCATTCTTTTCTGGCTTATCAACATAGAAGCCAACTACATCAAAGTTACAGCCAATTCTATACTGTTCTCCTCTAGGAAGCTTTGGCAATGCTTTCTTACCCAACTTCCAAATGCTCTCATAATCTTCATTAGTAAAGAACTCAAAAGCCTTCTCTTGATACTTCTTAGGGAATGGAAAGAACTTCTCAGTACTAAAGTTCTTAATCACAGCATAAGGGACTTTAGAAGTAGGAACTACTCCAATGTTACCATCAGCATCAACAGTCCATCCTTCCCTCCATCCATCAGTCCTCTTATAGTATTTGTACTGCTTAAAGGTTTTATAGAGCTCATAAGCTAAAGTAGCATCTCCTACCTTCTCAGTATTATAAATGCCATAAGAAGCATTAGGACTAAGCTCAGGAAAAAGAATCTTTCTAGTAAAGTTCTCAATAGCCATTGCATCCTCATAATCAATAGGAGTATCAAAAGCCTCATCAAGGGCATGTTTGATTTGACCAAGTTTTAATCGTTGGTATGTCTCGAGCGCCCGAACCACTACATCGAGGTGTTCCTCCTGGAGTTCAACAGTAACAGGCTGACGAACTTTCTTCTTATAATTCTTAGAGGCAGCTTTGAGAGTCTTTGCAGCTTTCTTATTCATACACCTATAATAGATGAACTGTGCTGGACAGTCAAGAAAAAACTCCTAGGTGTTGTGTTTTCTGCAATGAATAACAACTACCTCCACAGAAAGCTCATGTGGAAATAACACCTAGGAGCATAAGTACTTATGCAATGAATAACACTACTCAACAACTATCTATTGTAATAACCAGCTGTTCATGTTGTAATAAGGAATTTTCCTTTTATCCACCTTCTCGAAATAGAAAATACTGTTCAAGAAAATGCTCTAGAGTACATCATGCTAGCAAATTGCCTTCGTTATTGATTACCATCAATTGTAAAATTTGTAACAAGGAGTTCAAATCACATTCAAAGAAAAAAAGAAAATACTGTTCGAGGGAGTGTTATACCAAAAGCATGGTTAAACCTGGAACTGCAGAAAGAAAGATACAGTATAGACTTGAACATAGAGAACAACATAGAATATACAGCAGGGAACATTATTTAAAGAATAAAGAAAAGAGAAAGAAACAAGATCAAGAAAGAAGGAAGGACCCAGAGCATAAAAAAAGAAGAGCTGAGTATATGGCAAACAGGTATAAGAATCCTATTAACAGAGAAAAGAGAAAAGCATACTATAAAGTTTATAATAAGAAAAATAAAGAGCATAATCTTAAATTAACAAGAGCTAGATATTACAAATACATTAAAGATCCTAAGCAGAAACTAAAGTTTAAATTAAGAAATAGGTTGTATATTGCTCTAAAAGCTAAAAATGCTGAAAAGCAATTAAGTGCTATAGCTCTTATTGGATGCTCTATAGAAGAGCTTAAAAAGCATATAGAATCTCAATGGCTAGAAGGAATGACATGGGAGAATCATACTGTAAATGGTTGGCATATAGATCATATAATGCCATGTAATACATTTGACCTAACCAATATCGAAGAACAGAAGAAGTGCTTTCATTACACTAATCTAAGACCTCTTTGGGGACCTGATAATATCTCTAGGCCTCATGATGGCAGTGATCTTTAGGACACTTCAAGCCTTATTAGCTTTCACCTAAAGTATTCTTCAATCTAAGAACAAAATCCTTTATGTTTAACATCTGATAATCATCATAAGTCATATAGCTGTCTCCAAATTCATCAACTCTAATAACAGCTAAAATATGCTTTTTACCATTTGTTGTTACAAATTCTTCAATTACAAATTCCTCATCATTAATCTCGAAAGAATATTCTACAGAGTGTTTAATAGCTCCTTTTGTATAATTTTTATCATTCTTCTCATACTTTACCCCATTCCTATCAAGTAAAGATAATACCATCTGTACAATATTGCCTTCAACATTCTCCATAATATTTTCAACCAGTTTATCGAATTTCATATTATTATTTAATATATATTAACTCTTAAATTGAATTCAAAATCTCATCAAGTTCAGCTTCCATATCCTCCTCATACCCTTCATACTTTATACTGTTGATTGTGATAGGTGCATCATAAACACAATCCTTAACAGCCTCTCTACAAGCCCTAAAGATATGCTTATTAAGTGCTGAACCCTTCAGATCATCTTCGACATTAATAATTGTATCGAAGTCAATAATCATCCTCCCCCTTACTTCAATATCTTTCATATAATTCTTTGCAGCCTTCTTCAGATTCTTTCTAGCTTGTGCTTTAGTAGTCATTATGCTTTTATAATATAGAAATTTTTAGGACTTTTCAAGCTTCTTCTTTTGGAACAGGTGTAATTTCACTCTGAACAATCTCTGGAAACTTTGTAGTAAGCTTTGGGATTACTGCCTTTGGTATAGATGTATGCTTTGCAATTATATCTTCAAGCATTTTAACTCTATCCTTTAGTTCATTTCTTTCTTTTCTTACTCTATATAAATTAGTAGCAAACCCCTCACATCTTTCTTCTAAGTGTTTTACATAAATCATTACCTTTGTCTCAACATCCTTAGCAATGTTTTCTTGAACAGCTAAATGTAAACACTTCAAAGCCTTTAACATTTCTTCATTCATATTATCCAGCATTAAAGGATGATAGGACCAGACCAACTTCCTGACTTTCATCAGCTTTTCCAAGATATTTTACATATACATTATCAGGTGATGATGCCCAGGAGCCATAATTATTATTCCACCTATGTTCAGTCATAAAGGTACCCCACATAGTACTTGGATCAATCCTTTTAGCTGTCTCTTCATCTGGTGCTACAACAACCATAGAGTCATAGGTGTCATAACCTTTGCTCTCTTCTTGATAAACAAGATAAATGTTATTCTTCATGTCTTTATACTATAGGAATTTTTAGGACACTTCAAGCTTCTTCTTCAGCTCATCCCTCTCCTTAAGATACTTCAAACAGATTTGTGGAACAAACCTACCAAGATCCTCTACTTCAGCATTATGGTTAATATAATCAGAGACTTCATTCCACTGATTCATAACCTTTAGAGCTTCTTCTTTCCATTTTTGTAATGCATTTATCTCCCTCTCTAGCTCTCTAGCAAAATCTGCTTCTACAAAGCCTTCTTGTTCAAGGATGTTAATATCCTCTGCATCTGTTCTTGGTGTATCACTCATTGTTTAAAAACCTCAATATCCTTGTTAAACCTTACAAATGCTTCAAGGTAATTTGTCAACCTTTCTCTTAACTGCTTATTAATATCCCTTAGGTCATTAATCTCCCTCTCATCCTCTTGAGTTTTGACCCACAGAGCATCTCTCTCCAGCTTTACTTCTTCTAGCTCTTCAGCAGCATCCCTCAACTGATTGATTTCCCTCTCGTCCTCTTGAGTTTTGACCCACAGAGCATCTCTTTCTAGTTTAAGCTCTTCTAGCTTCTTTGTAAGATATTTTTCAAGGTCCCATGCTTTATGTTCCAGCATATCTCTTTCGAGCTTAACTGTCTCAAGCTTTTCTTCGAGCCATACAAACCTAGACTCTGGGTCATTATGATTATAAGGACAATTCATATTAAAAAGGTGGTTGGTTGTTTTTGTACTTCATTCTCCAGTACCAATAAGGAAATGGTGTACTATACCAAAGACTAATCCACATCCTCCTAAAGCTCTTATGCCATCTCTCTTCTTTAGCAAAATGCATTCCACACTCAGTATGCCAACAGGCAAGATGGTGTAAAGCCTTCTTGGGATCTTTTGCCCACTCTTCTGTATAGATACCAGTAGTCATCAGCTCTTCAATAATTGCCTCTTTCCAGATGTTCTTAGCCATATATAAAGGAGTTTACTTCTTCCTATTAGCTTCAAGGATAGGAAGGTTAGCTTCTGTAGGAATATAGATTACCTGATTCTTTGTGTTCTCTAGATTATTAACAAAGAGGTAGCGAAGATATTCCTCATTGTTCTTCAGAGACTCACCAATGATCTTGTTAGCCTCTGCAACTCCCCTCGCCCTTTCAATCTCTGCCTTTGCTAGCAAAGATGCACTCTCCATCTTAGCCTTTGCCTCAGCTACAGCTACCTCTCGAGAGGATTGAGCATGTGCAAGGATTGCCTCTCCTTCCATCTTCTTTGAATATACATCATACTTTAGACATCCCCACATTCCAAGGGTAATAACTCCAATGAAGAGAATTGCTACAAGTGTTGTTACTGATACTGCTGTTGTTGTTTTCATATTTTTATAGTCTATAGAGATTTTTAGGACACTTCAAGCTTTTTCTTATCATAGAGTTCAGCATACTCTTGGACAAAGTAGAATTCAAGCACAACTGCAACAGCTGTCCAAATCCATCCAAACCAAATTAGAGTACAAAAGAATCCAACTGTCACTGGAATTGAAACCCAAAGTGATGTACTTGGTCTTGACATTTTTACACTCTCAATCTTTTTAATCGAATTAAGAGCATATACATTAAAAGAAATAATCCATACCCCCAGCCAATTAAATCCAACATAGATGTATTGTGCTGTCTTATTACCTTCAATGCCCTTCCAAAGAAGAAGAGCTAAAAAGAAATTAAAAAGTAGATAACTAATATTTTTATTCATATTTTTATATACTATAGGGATTCTTAGGACACTTCAAGTTTAAACTTTGATTTTATCCATTCTATCTGCAACAACATTATTTGTTCCTGAGAATCCATGATCAACAAGTAAACAGGGAATATCATTCATTATACAAGCTGTACAGACTTCTACCTGGTCATCAACCATCAAAGTACAATTGAGCTTCTTTAGAATAGGAATCTTTGATCTTCCTGATGTACTATGAATACCCTTAATAGGTAGATTGTGCTTCTTTACAAACTCTTCTACTTCTGGGATATCTTCTTCCTTTCTAAAGGTTACAATATGACAATCAAATCCTTCTTCATCCTTCTCTAGGACCATATCAATAATCTTTTGAATAGGCTTTAGAACACCTGTACCTACAGCAATCCATCCTCCTGACACTTCTTCAATGGCTAAAGTATAGTCGAAGTCAAATGCTATAACTGGCCTGTTCATCTGCTTATAATAGAGATCCTTAAATGACTAGTCAAGCTTATTCGCCATTACCTAAAAGCTTTTTAAAGAGATTATAACATGAGATATAATAATCACACATTATAGGGTCTCTTGAATCCATAGCATTATTGTACTCCAGAGTATTCTCTTTGATATCTTCTTCTAAGCTCTTCTTAAAATCTGGATTCAGTTTAGATTGAATAAGATCTAAAATAGGCTCCATGTCTTTATCAGACAAATGCAAATTAATTTCAGATCCATCATATTTTGATCCATAGTTAAAATTCATCTTAACTTCTACAGGAGGATGCTTAAACCTAGTATCAAAAGGCTCACCTGAAAAATCTGAGAAGTAAATTGCTTCCTCGATCTGTTTTGGCTTTAGTATCTTCTTCATAAAATTTTTAATACTTTAATAAGACCAACCTCATCACCTATTTCATTAGAATGTAAAATTAAATTAGGAGATCCATCTTCACATACTTTCTTTTCTAAAATGTCTTTGTAGAACCATATAATCTCATCCGAATTATTCTCATGCATAATATAATCATCATAAGTTAATTCTACTTCCATTCTAATAGTTTTCACGATTTGTTTAGTTTGTTATAGACATCATCATATGCTCCAAGATTATAGAGATATTTCTTCTTTTGTTCTTCCTTATTCTTCTTCTCTTGTTCAACGAACTTTCTTTCTGATTCTTTATAAAAGCTCTCAAGTCCTGTGTCAATGATATTATATGTACCATCTTCTAGGATTTCAAGCACCTGAGACAACCCACAATCAATATCAATACAAAGACCTTTGTTTGCAGTCTCTTCAACATCGATTGATTTTACAGGAGTATGCCCAGAAACTTGCTTAATACCAGACTCATCATTCCAATAAGAACCAGTATAGGATTCCCTTATAGCATCTCGCCAGATCAATCCTCCCACACGATGAATACCACCTCTACACCTTCCAGCAGCACCAAGCTCATTGCTGAACTCTCTATCCTCGATAGCTTTTTGAATTTTCTTAAGCTTTATCTCAATGATCTCATCATCCATCCCATAAGGAGGGCTAGAGAACCAAAAAGGATGGAACCCAGCATGAGAGAACCAAAAGCCATTCTGCTTATGGGCAAGCCTAACCCTATTCCAATCCTCATTAGACATGATCCTATTAATAGCATCATCCTTAGCTGGTGAATAACCTGAGCAATTATAGATCTGATCTCCAAGACTAGAACCAGGTCTTAGGTTAAAGCTCGCATAATTTATGTCATGGTTGCCCATTAAGTGAACTCGATTAGACTTAGATAAAGACTCTTTAAGCCAACGAGCTGTTTGTTCAGCCTCTATAGCAGAATCACCAAAGTCGTCGTAGTAGTCGCCAGTGAACACAATAGTATGTGTTGCATCGTATTTTGATGCAATAGCCTCAGCCTCAACCCAGTGGTTGTGCACGTCACCCACGCATAGTAATTTAGCCATACACCTATAGTATATTCAGTCTAAGGAAAGGTCAATGAAAAAAGTAAATAACAACTTCAATTAAGCCATACCAGATTACCCCACCGAGTACCATAGCACAAAGCCAGGCAAACAAAGGATTAATATCACCTCTCATGTTAGGCAAGGTTACGAATAACCCAGAGCTGAAGCTTCAATGTTTTCTGAGCAACCCAATAAAGGCTTCTTGAAACATAGTTACTCCAAAACTTTGTCCAATAACCAAAGGTAATCTTATTCAGAATCTTCTTAGTCTTGGTCCAGGGATGGGATTCATAAGCATCAAGCTGATCTTTCCATTGCTTTTCCCTTGCTGCATTCTCTTCAGCTGTACTAGAGATCTCACCCTTTACAAGTTCAATACTTTCAAGTTTTCCAGCATTAAAGATAGCATCAAACTCAATGTCCCAGGTATTACCTTCTTTATCTTCCTTATAATGGTAGAAGTTAATAGTGCCATGATGAGGTATTTTTACAGTTTTACGACCTGACTCAACAAATTTATAAGGCCATACCCATCTCTTCTTCTTTCGGGCCTTCTTTTCTTCTGCCTCAGTCATTGTCCTGACCATCTCTCCATCAACCTTATCCCAATAAAGACCAGTGCCCTTAATGGTGTAGGTGGTCATTGTGTTGTCTAGATCCTTTGTCTGAAAGTCTTCCTGAGACCAATCAGTATCAGGAAAAGCCTTTTTAAGTTCCTTTGAGAGAGGAAGCTTGCGCTTGACGATTAAATTATCAAACATCCCCATTTTTTGTACCTCCGAATTTGTTGTTTTTTGTTGAAGCTTGCTTTTGTGATACCTTAGGTACTGCATCGAGAACAATAAGCTTATTAAGCTTTGTTTCTTTTACTATTTCAGTCCATGTCTCGTCAGCAATATTTTTAGGACGGTTAGCGAGCTGAGACTTTACGTTGTAAAGTTTTGAGGCTCGAGTAAGTGATTTATTAGGCCAGAAGTGCATAATGTATATATGATAGGGTATCTATAAAGGAAAGCAAGCTTTAAAAGAGTTTAGACATTATATCATCGAATGCTTCATCAACGAGCTCTAAATCGACAGGTACAGACTCACCGTCTTCGTCAATATCTACAGCGTCCATACTAATAAGATCAATAATATCTTCTTTATTCTCTTCAAGATATTGATGGATAGCATCCAATGATATTTGTTTGAGTTTTGTTTTTGTCATATAGTTATATATTCTAGCGTATGTAAATTAATCAGAAAATGTTGTTTTACCTGTCCACCCTCTACCCCAGCTGTAATTAATCATGCACGTATTAAGATAATTAATCTTACTTGAAAGTGTTTGAGGTTGATCGATTTGCTCTACATACACATAAGGTGTATGTGGTTGAATAGCTGTGGGTTCTTTAGGTAACTGCGAATCAATACTTGTTATTTTATCAGTAGGTGGAACTGTAATACATCCTGTTGATGTCAACCCTATAATGATTACAGCAACCGTATTAGTAATCGATGTCATCTAATTCCTCTCCCTCTACATATTCATTGGAGCCTGTCATAACACCGCTTTTCCACTGGCTGTCAGAGACAAGAGGACCGAGACAAAACTCCAAAACATCTTTAAGATCCTTACAGTTATCAGCTTCGTAAAAATCATTTCGCCCATTATTTGTTACATGTATAATATTAGCTCGGTCATGTACACCGTCATACTCTACTGTTACTGAGCCTCTACCGTGTACGGTATAATTATATACTTCAATTGCAGTACCGGTAATACTATTGTCTTTAATGAGATATTCAGTAAGATATTGATTTATTGTCATCTGTTTTATGAATTAGTTTTTATGTGTGTTTGTTGATTTGTACAAAATATTATAGGGGGTAAGCGGTATAATCAAGCTCTTTTTATTGTCTTTTTAAAAAACTTTGATGTAATTCTGTGTACTTCACCTTTTTCGCTACTATGCAAAGTATTTCTGCAACATCGCTATTGGTAATAACTTTCATTATTTTGTTTTCTGTTTGTATCACTTTTGTTTCCGATAGTTCAGGATGTAGAGCATGTACACACTCATGAATAATAGTTTGAATTAAGTCTTTCCGGAAGTCAAGCTCTATATGATCCTCTTTATATACGCCTGTTGTGCGACCAGGAATTTTTTTAAACTGAAAAAATTCCGGTGGCTTTGTTTTTATGAACGAAATAATAGTTTGAATTAAATGTTGCATATACCTACTGATCTATTAATTACTTATACACTATGAAGATTGTTATTGAAACCACACTAAAGAATGACACAAATAAAGAAAACGATGTTTTCTCAGCTATCCTTGATATGGATGAGCTCGCTACTATTGTAAAAAATCATGGACTTGATGGCGCTAACAAAGCCCTAGAGAGCTTTGTACAGAAGTACGTTCATCAATTCAAAGAGAAGTTCGGTACTTATGTAAATAAGTAGTCATTCTTCTTTAAAAGAATTACCAAATAACCTGTATTCTTTTATAAATACTCATAATGGCTAACGTTAATGTTGTAAAACTTAAGGTCCGTAGAGGTACGGACGCGCAAAGAAAGCTTATTACCCTCGATCAAGGTGAAATCGGATACACTATAGACTCAAAGCGTCTGTTTGTTGGTGATGGCATCATGCCTGGTGGTATTAGTGCAGGTGTTAAGTTTTATAATGCTACAGACATTACCACAGATACAACTCTTGCAACAGCAATAACAGGCGACGTTGTATATGATCAGAGTCAAACCCTATATTATATCCTAACAGGTGGTAGTTATAATGTTAGAGCTTCGTATAAACCATTAGCGCAAATAACACTAACACAGACTACAAATACACTAAATTTCTCTGGTGCACCCTATGTGGAATCCGGTGTAACTGGTGGTATACGGCCTATAAGTGGTTCCAATACTGCTTCCGGTACTTATTCTAATGTAGTTGGCGGTTGTTGCAATATAGCTTCTGGTAATTATTCATTTATAGGTGGTGGCTCCCTCAATACTGCTTGTGGAACTAATTCTAATGTAGCCGGTGGTGTTTGTAATATTGTTTTTTGCGGCTCTTCCAATGTAGCAGGTGGTAGCCGTAATATAGCTTGTGGAAATACCTCGACTGTAGCAGGTGGTTGTTGTAATACTACTGTTGATTGTTTTACTAATGTAGCTGGTGGTCTTTGTAATAACGCTTGTAGTGCTGGTTCTAATGTTGCTGGTGGATTTGTAAATAGAGCTTCTGGACGTACTTCCAATGTAGCTGGTGGTTGTAATAATACTGCTTCTGGATATTTCTCTAATGTAGCTGGTGGACGTTTTAATGTAGCTTGTGGATGTGCGTCTAATGTAGCTGGTGGTGCTTATAATACAGCTTCCGGTACATATTCATTTATCGCAGGCAGTTCCGCCAATGACACCAAGGGGTTTGCTAATACCTTTATTCTCGGTACAGGGTTAAGTGCTTCACAGGCAAACACTACATACGTTAATAATATTAGTTCAAGAGGGTTTATATATGGCGACGGTTCTCAACTAACCGGTATTACCGTAGCTGGTGTTGATACCGGTGTAAGAGCATTAACCGGTAACTGGCAAAGTACCTACGGTACAGTATCAGCTTTAAGTGCTTCATGGGGTACCGGTGGGGGTAGTGGTATTGATACTGGTGTAAGAGCGTTAACCGGTAACTGGCAAAGTACCTACGGTACAGTATCAGCTTTAAGTGCTTTATGGAGTACAGGTGGATATACGACAGATTCCGGTGTAAGAGCATTAACTGGTAACTGGCAAAGTACCTACGGTACAGTATCAGCTTTAAGTGCTTCATGGGGCACAGCTTATTCATCATGGAACAGTGCCTCAGGGACATCTGTTCTAGAATTCAATGACACAAGATTTTCAAAATTATCAAGTCAGGCGTATTGTATAAATTCTGCCGGCTTAAAATCAATTCAGCCTATTAATGGGTTTAATACAGCTTCTAACTCATACTCTAATATTGCTGGAGGTGAATGCAACATTGCCTCTGCAAACTGGTCTAGTGTAGGCGGTGGTGAGTGTAATAGAGCCACCGCAGATTATTCTACTATCGTCGGCGGCTTTAGTTCACAAGCTACGGGTAATAATTCTAGTATAGGCGGTGGTACCCTCAATATAGCAAGTGGAAATTGTTCTAATGTAGCTGGTGGTTGCAAGAATACAGCTTCTGGATGTTATTCTAACGTAGCTGGCGGTAAAGCAAATAGAGCCTCTGGACCGAGATCAAATGTAGCAGGTGGTGAAAGCAACACAGCTTCCGGTTATTGGTCTAACGTAGCAGGCGGTGACGCTAATACAGCCTGTGGTAGTCGCTCTAATATAGCAGGTGGAAGCAGTAATACTGCTTCTTGCGGCTTTTCCAATGTAGCTGGTGGTAGTGGTAATATAGCGTGTGGAGCTAACTCTAATATAGCTGGTGGTTGTAATAATACAGCCTCTGGTTGTAATTCTAGTGTAGGTGGCGGTGAGTGTAATAGAGCTTCTGGAGTCAATTCAACTATCACCGGCGGTTTTAGTTCACGTGCTACTGGATGTGCTTCCAATGTAGCTGGTGGTAATAG